TAGTATAGTATAGATATTTAGCACTACTAAAGTTAAACTGCAGTAAGAAGTGATGAAGTATAAAATTTTAAAAATAAGGTTAGCTGTAATGTTCGTTACATTGTGCAGGTAGACCAGAGTATAACTAAAGTTATTCGCACTATAAATCGAACAAACCAGCACTAAGTTAAGTAGTCTTTTAGTATTACACAACTAAATAACTTAACTGAAGGTGTAATGAAGGTAGCAATACCTGTTGTCAACTTGGATATTTCAGCTTCAATAGGTGATGAAGCCTTCGTTAGTTGTGACGTAGATATTTTAAAAAAAAAGATGAATCTGTAAAGATACAGCTTCCTAATAATAATTTGAAAGAATTACTTCTTTGTGCTAGAGCTTTAGTTTAACCTTCAGTACTGCGTAACTGTCAACTGAAGTAGCCCAATTTCAGCTTACGTAACACCGAAGGTTTCCTATGTTCTTATTCAATCTTTTTCTTTAGGGATTGACTGTTTTAGACACCAAAATATCCTTTAAAATCAATGACTTACGAGAACACCAACAAAAAAGATTATCAGAAAATGATAATAACTTCAGAAATAGTGTCAATTATTCAGCCAATTCTTGAACAATTCCTGCATCCTTTTACTCAAGAAAGTAACCTTCATTGGCTTCCTATCACGGATACAACCACGGAATACCCACTGTATAGCTTGGTTTAGTGCATAACCATCTTCATCAATTTCGTATCCATAACTCAACAAATACGACTTTACTGTAACATTGTTGTAGATATTGAATGCATGAATAGCATAAGTCTTGTGCGCTAACTTATTGGTTGCTCTGCAGTTACAAGCTATAAGGTTATCCAACGATACCTTCTTACTTCTAATCTTTGAGAAACTTTCCATAGGAATAGTGAAGTAGAAATTATCCTTTGCTACTTTCTGTGTTACTTGTAGTGATGACATTAACTTACGCACATCTTCAGGATTGATACCAGTTGGTCTAATATTGTTCCCTTCCCACCATGCTGCACTCAAGTTAAACTTGGTTTGCTTCTCCAAGAACTTCTTTACAGACAGTGGCTCAACGAATTCTAGTAATTCCTTAATTTCCTGTTTGTTCTGACTGTTGCTTCTATACAACGGTATGTTCAGTGGCTTATTAGATATTTTGTGCAGATTAAGGAATGCTTCCATAATAGAACCACCGAAGTTATACGTAAGTAAAATGAACCTATCAGCACTAAGAATGATATCTGGTGATAAGTAGGTTACGAGCATTGTATTACTGTTCTTTTCACCATATAGACACCCACGGTCACACAAGCGTTTGATATCTCCATATCTGGCTTCATCCGACATATCTTGTTTAAGGAAATTCATCCTACCTAAATTATCCAAGTCTTTACTTAGCATATTTTCAGAATAAAGAAAATCAATGTCTTGCTTACTGATCTTGAAAGCGTCAATTAAGTTCAGTTCTTCGTCACAAACAATCTGATATTCCTGTAGCTTGATCCACTCAATGTGCTCTTTCTTGAAGTGCAGGGTCAAAGCGTGAGTACAGGCAATATTCTTCCCTTGCTTCATAAACTCAAGTATCTGCGGTGCTAACGTGCCATCTTCCTTGCTTGCTACGTGGAACACCATGTCTACTTCGTCAGCTTCTTTCTGCACACGTTCATTCACTTCATCCTTCATTGGACTGAGGTATAACCAAGGTTTCTCTTGATGTTGAGCCATGTAAGTAAAAATAGCTGTTGTTTTTCCGCTACCCGGAAGTGCATCTAGAACTTCAATTTGTGTTGTCATTTCCGTTTCCTTATGATTGATCATAAATTAGTGTTTCTCTTGCTGGAACAAATCCATCTGCTACCCATTTATCATATTCTTCCAAGAGTATATTTACACAATAATCTCTATCATTATCTAAGAGGCTAATTTGTTTTGATCTTCTAGTTTTTTCTTTTTCAAAAAGTATCTTTAGATAATGTTCCTTGTTTACCTTCCCCGATTTTCGCATCTTATTTCTTGAGTACTCTTTTATTATACTCAAACCATTGTCACTACAAAGTTTTATAGGAGATACCTCATTAAAAGGTAAACCTTCCTGTACACATTTCTGCCATTCTAACGCTAATTTTAACTGAGTATTATGATTTTCTGGATTAAATACAAGAATCTTCTGAAATAATTTAAATGACGGATCGTATGCCCTAGCTCTTATGTGAGTCTTCCCTCTAAAAACCTCGTACATTATGTTGGTATATCCTGAAGTATTTGTGCATTGGAGTTCGCCATAAATTCTTTTTGTTTTTCTGTTATTAGTCTTCGTGTCTACCATTTCAAGATTATCAATATTATTATTTAGTTTATTACAGTCAATATGATTTATAACAAAAGTGCCCAATATTGGACCTTTAAGTAGACACCAAATTACCCTGTGAGCTACGAATTGTACTGATTCAAAATTTACTATCCAATAACCACCATTTGATTTATACCCTGTATTTTCACCATTGAGTAAGGCTAGACCACTAGGACTAGTTGGATCATACTTAAATTTTTTATTGAATTCATATAAATTATAGTTCTTAACTCTGGCTTCCTCCCTTTTATTACATATTGAATCTTTATAAAATAGAATTAATTCACTTTCGAATGTAAGTGCCTCTTCATCAGTCATCAAATCTAGGACAATTTCAGCTATAAATCCTCTAGATTCCTCTACTATCCTGCACCAATCTTTGTTTCTACCATAAGTTTCTTTGTACCTTTTGCCTGAACCTTTTCCTATATAGAAAATAGTATTATCTGTTTTCCTTCTATGGACATATACATATTTCACAACATTACCTCGTATTTAAATTTTTTCATTTTAGTACTAGTATCAATTGTTTTCAATATCAAGTTCTTACTTTCTAACTCATTAAGGGATTTACGGATAGTCATATGAGTAACATTTAGAAATTCAGCTAAGTTTTCTATTGTTTCAAAAGAAACGTTATTCGTACTTTTTAACAATAGAACACCATACAGAAGTTTACTGCTACTGTTCATATCTAAATTGACCACATTTGCTGGTATTTTTACCATAAAGCTCCTATTGAAGTTATACATATAGTTATTATAACACAGAACTCGACTATTTACAAGTTAAATTTCTATGTTATAATAAGATTTTAACAAGGAGGTTTACATGATCGAATTACAAGTTCATAATGGGTTTTATAGATGCGAGGCATATGGTTTCGCTGAATGGTTGGTAGAGATTCAAGGATTAATTCAAAAAGGTTATGAATTTGACTTCGAATCAAATTCCAATTACCCAATGCAAATTGGCCACATTTATACTGCGATTTTGAAACCTAAAGTAGTAACTGAAGTAGTTACTAACTTTCCACCTATCGTAGAACCAGTAGAAGAAACTAAAGATGTACTGGTGATTGCGCCTTGGAAGGAAGCTGTTGTAGCTCAAGAAGCAACAGTTGTTGCTAAACAGGAAACAGATCAACCATCTAAGCGCGGCCCTAAACCTAAGAATAACTAATCATGCAAATAGAACACAAACTCGTAATAGCAGCCATTGCTTGTGCAACTACAGTGTTAATGTCTGCAGTTGGATACAATGTAATGGACTCAACTAATAGAAATCAGGCATACAAGGAATGCATTGCTGTGAATGAACGGATGGCAGACAAGTTGGTAAAATATAATCAAGAAACAATTAGGGTGTCTAGTTTACCAAGCTGCCATCGTTATTAGTAAGTTAAGAACCTGCCAATAAGGTTCTGTTATAAGGAGAGTAAATGAAAAGACGTATTAAGCAAGTAGAACAAATAGTACAAAAAGAAAAGTTTACACGTACTAATTTTCCTCAATTGCTTCCGAAGAATGAAAACCAGCGTTTACTCCTTGACGCTTTTAAGTATGATAGATTAGTTGTAGCACAGGGTTCTGCTGGAACAGGTAAGTCTATTCTGAGTGTATGGCATGCGGCAAAGAAACTTCATGCTAAACAAGTAAAGAAAGTTATTCTGATCCGTGCTTATCAGCCTTTAGCTGGTCGTACAATCGGAATGCTACCGGGTACTGCATCAGAGAAGTTACTTCCGTTTTACCAACAGTTAGTAGATTACTTTGAGGATTTTCTAGGTAAAGCTACCACAGATATCCACCTGAAGAACGGAACAATCGAAATTTGTTCACTAGAAACTATCCGTGGTAGGTCTTGGGATGATTCAATTATTATTATAGATGAGGCTCAGTCTTTGTTTGTACCAGAAGTTCAAGCTTTGGTTACTCGTGTAGGTGAGAACTCACAGATTATTTTCTGTGGTGATGACACAGGTATGCAGACCGATGTTCGTAATGGTATGAATGGACTCACGTATCTACGTAAGCTAACAGAAAAATACAAAATCAGTGAAACGTCTTTTATTAATTTTACTAGAGATGATATATGCCGTAGTGGACTAACTAAAGAGTTTGTTATTGCGTTTGAAGAAGAAATGCTGCAAGATATTAAAGGTACAGCTATTGTATCTCAAGCAGATCAAGATAAACAACACAAGAAAGGACGCTAAACATGAAATTAAGCCAATACAAACAACCAGTCTTTAAACGAAAATCAACCAGTGAAGATTTAGACCAAGAAGAATACTCAGAAGATTCACAATTGGGTTTCTTTGTCAATTACCAACAAATTGCTAATTACACAGTACCTATTGATGGTTCTTTCCGTGAACCTGCTTTCTACCGTGGTGTAATCAACATGCTTATGAACGCTTCTGAGCAGGATACCGTAGCTTTTATGATCAATAGTCCCGGTGGTAGTCTGTCAGGTTTACTGTCGCTTCTAGAAGGTATTAATATGACTAAGGCTACTACTGTAGCTCTGGTTGTAGGTTCAGCTAGTAGTGCAGCGTCAATGTTTGCTCTGCATTGTAACGAAGTATACGTTGGTGATAACGCTACTTTCTTGTGCCATAATATCAGCTATGGTACTGGTGGTAAAGGATCAGATGTTCTCGCGCACGTACAGCACACGACTAGTTCAGCTAGTAAACTGTTGCGTAAAACCTACAAACACTTCCTGAGTGAAATCGAAATTACAGACATGATTAACGGTAAAGAAATTTACATGGAATCAGACGAAATTGTAGAACGGTTGCAACAACGTGAGGAACTTTTTGAGGAAGAACAAGAAAAAGCTGCGAAAGAACAAGTGGAAAAACCGAAACGTAAACCTGCAGCTAAAACTAAGTAAGGAACTAAGATGAAACCAGAAAGATTAAAGCAGATTTTAACCTACGATCCTCTTTCTGGTTTTATTTATACTATAAAGAGTAAACGGAAGTTAATCGCAGATCATGATGGATTAGTTGTAGTGTTTGATCCTACAGAAAAGAAATCATATAAGTTAAAACTAGACAGAATAGCCTGCATGTTAGCTTTTGGTGAAGTCGTAAGTGATAACAAGCGTGTATTACACCGTGATTTAAACGTAGAAGACAATTCACTGAAGAATCTAATGGTGGTTTCTCGTAGTGTTTTTCTAGCAGTAAAGGAAGCACATCGAAACTTGACTCAAGAAATTAAAATGCTACAACATCCTACGGATCAGTTCAAATATGTGGTACACTGGCTAGAGAAAGGTCAGGAAAAGCAGAAAGTAGTACACGATATTACCGAAGCTAGGAAGCTGATGCTTAGGTTACAACTTAAGTACAGTAAAGTCTTGACTAAATATTGTGTTTTTGATTGATTGTAATATTTAACTAGCAATTCTGAAAAAATTGTGATATAATACTTCTAGATATACTTAAATTACTAAGTTTGTTTTCAACGTAAAATACTGATGACGTTTGTTCAGGTATGACTGCAAGATACCAACCAACAGTAACGCTGAGTAAATCTAAGCTGTTTCGTTTGTAATATACTCACTGGAACTCCGGCAAGCAACCGGACTAATTTTAAGAATAACAATAACAAAGCCTGAATAACAGGTTATAATAGGGAGCCTAACTAATATGGCAACATGCGTACATTGTGGGGAATACTTCAGAGTAAGTCCTTGGAATTCAGAAGGAAAAGCCTGTGAGAACTGCGTAGATACATTGGATGAACCAACGTATGATGCGGAGGATCAGGTGGAAGTTGATATGCTGATGAATCCTACAGGTGTAACGCAAGCTGTGTTTTATGATTAGTTTTAGTAGATTGAAAACAACCCGATAAAAGTAGTATTATGTACTATTGAGGCGCAAGCATCCGGCTCTCGCAATTTACTGAAGACTTTTGCAGGCTATGGTAAAAGTAGCGTATTGCCTGAGTTGAGTGGTAATCCTCAAAATGATTATCAAAATTTTAGGGCTTGGCGTATGGGACGCGAAGAACATTTGCAATGTTTTGCTTGGGGATCGTTACCCCATAGGTCCACCAGATACAGATCGATAGTTCAATTGGTAGAACAGCGTGATTCCAAATCCGTGTGCTGTACGTTCGAATCGTACTCGGTTTGCCATTATAATTAGGTGATACGCTACCTTAAGTGCGAAATTGAAAATAAATTAGGTCTTTTAGCTCAGTGGTAGAGCGCTTTCCTGTCCAGAAAGATGTCAACAGTTCGATACTGTTAAGGACCGCCAGTTAAATTGGCAAGTAGCAAAGAGGTAATGCAAAACACTGTTAATGTTTCTATCGGTGGTTCGATCCCACCCTTGCCAGCCAATTTAAATTAAACATTACTTGCATATCTGAACCTGATAAAGAGGTAACTAATCCAGATGACACAGGAGTAGACTGCGCGTGGAAAGCTCATGTTTAATTTATTAAATTTCTCAGGGATGGGAAGCCAATAACGGAAGTTATCCATCAGGTGAAAAGCCTGTCCAAGCATAAGCGGAAGCTCCGTGGGTTAATCTAAATCCTACTGAGGTGTAATGTGACCAAGAAACAGAACACATTAAAACTGTATCTTATAGTATACGTTTCGATCAAATGTATAGTATAATGTACAGTTTTCTGTACAAACAAGTTTAATTAAGTCGAGCGAGATTCGTGTGGTCAGTCGGTGCGTAATAGCACAGAACATATAGCTGGTAAATGGTGTAGGCAGAAGGACTAAAGACCTTTAGATAAAAACAGTAGCCTAATTAAAGTCTCCGTGAGCGCCTACTTAGTTAATTCAAAGAACCTACCTTGGGTCCGGGTATAGTCCCCGGTTAAGAACTTATGTTCTAGGCGTTACTCGTGGCAGATGCGAGGATAAAGCGGTGTGTCAATCCGCACGATGAGTTTGCCAAAGCTCGGGCTAATTGATAGCGTGTTCTTACACAGTTGATACGATAATTCATCGCCGGATAATGTAACCGGCACTTATTCTGTTCATAAGAACGATGGTGGCACTGAGAATGGTCAACGGATGATGCAGCCACACTTAATCATCACTGGACGATACGTAACCAGTACTTATAACTAATAAGACCCTACGGGGTCTATTCGCGTTTCTGCGCGAGAAACATGCGAAGGAGATAATTATGGTGTTCAAAGCACGAAAAGATAATAACGGTGAGATTGACAAAAATATCAACGTAAAAGGTTCAATCAAACCAAACAGAGAAAAAAGTCGCAGAGAAATTAGGGATCAATCATTATTAAGTTTACTTAGAAAGATTTCCCCTCACTTATCTGAGAGTATAATGACTGCTGCTACTATTATGAAGAATAAGGAAGCAGCCCACGCTAATCAATTAAAAGCTGCAGTTATTTTATTAAATGCATATAAAGAATTGGTTAATGAAGTTTACGCTGGTGGAGACGAGGACGAAACTGGGACTGAGATTCAACCCAATACACCAGTGTTTTCTCTCCGAATGATCGGTGCAGAAGAATCAAAAGAATAATGTAAGTATAACCAAGGATAGGAGGCATCCGATAAGTGAGTTCCCTCGCTCACTTCCTTGTGTTTATTGAGGTGTTCAATAGGGAGAGTAATGGCTAAAAATAAGAACAATTACAGTGATATCATTTTAGCTCCTGCTAGTATTCCACAAGAGCAGTTTTTATCTTCAAACAGCACAATTACTTGTTACTCGGGCAGCGCAGGTGCGGGTAAGACGTTTGCATTGATTTTAAATATGGTTAAATTTGCAGCTAAACCAAATTCAACTATTATTTGTTTTCGTAGGACAAGTACACAGATTAGATCACCCGGTTCAGTGTGGCAGGAAGCTAGTGTTATATTTTCGCAAATGTTTCCAGATGCAAAAATTAGAAGTAGAGATTTAGAGATATATATTCCAAGTACTAAATCTGTTGTTAAATTTGCTCACTTACAGCATTTATCAGATGTAAACAACCATCTTGGAAGTCAATATTCAGCAGTTTTCTTCGACGAAGCAGTGACGTTTGATCCTTTCGAATCGTTTGTATTACCATTAATGGGGCGTATGCGAAATGCTAAAGTTGATTATACTCCGCAAATGTTTTGGGCAACCAATCCTAAGTTTGGCCCCGGTATTTACGATTGGTTGAAAGATTTTTATCTTGACGAACATGGTATTCCTTTAAAAGAAAAATCTAATGTAGAACGATACTTTATTCTAAAGGATAGTAAACCTGTTTGGTTCAATTCCAGAGAAGAAGCTGAAAAATTACATGGGGATAAGGTCCGTAGTTTTCGAAGCATACGAGCGCATGTGACAGACAACGTTCCACTCATGTTAGCTAACCCTGACTATATCTATAATTTGATGGCTTTACCTGAAATTAAGAAAAGAATTTTCTTGGATGGTAGTTGGACAGCTAGAGAAGAAGAATCAGGTTATTTCAAACGGGAAATGGTTAAAATTGTTCCGTTCCCTAATGTTCTAGCTCATAAAAGAGTTAGATGCTGGGATATGAGTGCTGTTAAGCCTTCTACTGCTTCGCCTGATCCAGATTGGACTAGAGGTGTACTTGTTAGTAAAGATAGAAGTAACGTATACACTGTCGAAGATATTCAAAGTTTACGTGATCGGCCCCATGAAGTTGAGAAACTAATTTATCAAACAGCAATGAGTGACCCTGAAGGAACTATAGTAATCATTCCGACAGACCCCGGACAAGCAGGAATCGCCTACTCAAATTCCATTAAAGTTAAATTATCTGAAATGGGTTTTGTCTGCAAATTGGTAAGAACTAACAAGTCAAAATTAACAAGATTTCTTCCGTTTTCAGCTATCGCAGAAGCAGGGTTAGTTAACTTTGTTAAATCAGAATGGTTAGATGAAGCGTTTACTGAACTTGAGAATTTTAATGGTGAAAAGAACAACGGTCATGACGATATTTGTGACTGTCTTTCTGATGCTGTACTTGTGTTAAATCAGGGCACCGAAATACCCGACTTCTCCCTAGGTACTTTCAACAGTACACCCTCCGTACCAATGATGAACGTAAACTTCAACCAAAGTTCTGTTCCAATGCAATCTTTTCAGTCTTTACCTTCATTCAATTTCTAGGTTAAAGTATATTATAACAAAAAAGGAGCCTGTAGTGGCAACAAAAAAACAATCAATGCAAACTCAGGTGGATCAACCAGATAGGTTCCGACTTTCAGAGATGGGTAACTTAGGTTTGAGTGTTTTTGGTGGAGTAACGGAGTCTGATCTTCGTTCTGAACTGAACTTTCCTCAGAGTATCATCACATATAAAAAGATGAGCGCACATAGTGCAATTAATTCTGCGCTTACATTGTTCGATAATATCGTAGGTAAAGCCAAATGGAACATGGTTCCTCCAAAAGATGCATCTGAAGAAGAAAAACGGCAGTGTAAAATTGTCGAAGAAATGATGCATGATATGGAAGGTACATGGCCTGAGTTTATTCGTGATGTATTATCAATGAATATGTTTGGTTTCTCCGTACATGAGAAAGTATACCGTAAGCGTTATACCTCAAATGGTAGCAAATATAATGATGGTGTTATCGGTTGGAAGAAACTACCTATTCGTGCTCAAGAAACTATTGAAAAGTTCATCTTCAGTCCAGACGGTAATGATATCCTTGGTGTTAAGCAAAATCTTTCTGGTATCTCTGATCAATACAACCGATTCAGTGGTAGGGAAAGTAAAGAAGTTGTTTTACCTAGATCAAAGATTATGTTGTTTCGATCAGGTAAGCACAGGGGTGATCCTTTCGGTAAATCACCACTAAGGGATGCTTATCTTGCTTGGCGCTTCCTAACAGCCTTAGAAGACCTAGAAGCTACCTCCGTATCTAAGGATGTATCTGGTATTCCAGTATTGAGTATCCCTCCACAGTATTTAAGTGAAGATGCTAGTCCTTCTCAGAAAGCTATCAAGGCTTATTATGAGAATGCTCTACGTAATCTACAGATGAATCAGCAGACAGCGTTTCTACTTCCGTTGGCTTACGATGAAGTTTCAAAACAACCTTTGTTTAAACTTGAATTACTTTCAATGGATGGTAAGAAAGCATTCGATCTGAATAAGATTAAGGATTACTACAAGAACTTAATTGTAACATCTTTATTCTCAGAAATTAATCAAATCGGTCAGTCCCAAGTGGGTTCGTTTGCATTAGGTTCACTTAAGAATAGTATGACTGGTTTAGCTGCTGAAGCGATGATTAAAGTTATTGCCGAAGTACTAAACAAAGAGTTAATTCAACAAACGTATTCACTCAATGGCTGGCGCGTTGACCGAGCAGGAACTTTAGACTTTGATGGTATTCAGGACGTTGATCTTGAATCAGTATCAAAAGCATATCAAAGATATTCTAGTACAGGTTTACTTGAACTTGACCGCGAAGTACTTAATGCTGTACGTGAATCTGTTGGAATTGATCCATTACCTGTTGATCTAGAACCGCAACAAGAACTGTTGACGGGAAATACTTCTAAATCAGGTGAAGGGATGAAGTCACCCACGGGAATCGGCACAAGCACTACAGTTTCGGGAGAAGACACTTCTAGTAATAACTTAGAAAACGTCTAAATGAACAAACAAAGCTAGGGTAGGAAGTAATTAACTTACCCGAAAAGACAGATTAGTTACCTGTCCTGCTTTTGTTTCTACAAGTAACTTTCCATAACTAAGGAATGAAATGATAAAGATAGAAAAGAATTTTGTAGTACCTCTTAAGGAATGCTACATCTATGTGCATAAAAAGATAACGGATGGTACTGTATTCTATGTAGGTAAAGGTCGAAATCACAGGTGGAGTGTAATCTCTACGAGAAGTAAACACTGGAAGAACACAGCTACAAAACATGGAGTTTACTGTGAAATAGTTGCGAATTCTCTTACTGACAATGAAGCATTTATTTTAGAAAAGAAACTCATTTTGCTTTACGGTAGACAAGACCTTAATACAGGTACTCTCACTAATTTAACAGAAGGTGGGGATGGGGTTGTTGGATATGTTTTTACAGATGAACATAGACGTAAAATTTCTGAGATATCTAAGAAACAATACCACAGTCCTGAACGAAGATTGAAATGTTCGATTTCTAATACAGGTAGAGTTCATACTGCAGAAGCTCGTTTAAATATGTCACTCTCTAAATTAGGAGTACCTTTAACACCTTTACAATGGGAGGCACGGCGTAGAACTGCACTTTTACAAAAGAAAAAGGTTCTTTGTGTTGAAACAAACATTATATATGATAGTTTAATTGAAGCTGCAGAAGACGTTCAAGGTGATCACTCATGTATTTCAAAAGTTTGTCAACATAAAAGAAAGAAGCACCGAGGATTTACTTGGAGATATCTTGATTAGAATTAACATAACTGAGGCTAAATTAATATGATTAAAACAAACACAGGTTAAATATGGAATATAACATAACTATAGATAAAGGTTTAACCTTTAATGAAACCGTAGAGATTAAGACTGATCTAGGTGTTGCTGAAGATTTAACAGGTAGTACATTCCTGATGCAAATCAGGGATTACACTTTCTCTACTGATTATAGAGTATCTGCTACTAGTTCTAACGGTATGTTGGAAGTCACTCCTTTACTTGGAGTGATTGATATCAAATTACCACCAGTTGAAACTGATAAACTAGTAATCAGCAAAGGCTTTTATGATCTAATCCAAACTAAACCTACTGGTGAAAAAGTTAAGATAATCTATGGAACGGTTACTATTCATCAGACTGTGAGCAGATTATGATTGTAGTAGTAAGACCTAATACTAAAACAGTAACCGTAGTTCCTACTACAAGTGAAGTTGTGGTAAATAGTCCAATTACAGCACTATCTCAAATGAATGATGTAAATATCTCCAATCCAGTGGACGGAGATATTCTTAAGTATGAATCTGGAGAATGGATTAATTCTCCAACAGTAGTAGATAACCTAGACGGTGGAACCTTCAATTGAGGAAATGAAATGGCGAGAATTCAATTAAAACGCGGCTTAAAGGCTAATTTACCAACAAGTGGGATGTTGGCTGGTGAAGCCCACGTTACTACCGATAGAGGTACATTACATGTAGCTACAGATGCTACTAATAAACTTACTATTGTACCAGCTATCGATGATCTGACCACATTAGCTAGTGTTGACGGAGCATCTGATTTACTTATTATTCATGACTCAAGTGGTACTGGGCAAAAAGAAAAGAAGATTACTGTAGATTCATTTAAAGCTTCTCTCAATATTCCAGCAGCAAGTACAGATGAACTAGTAGCTGTAGTATCTGGTGGTACTGGTGGTTATCTTTGGGGTACTGATGGTACTGACGGTATTATTAGAATGAATACTTCAATGCAAATGACTAAAGATGCTGGTAATGCTTTCGTTACTTTAGCTGTAGGAACAATCGACTGCGGAACTTACTAAAATGCCAAAAGTAATAACTAAACATTCAAGTACAGCCAGTGCAGTACCTATTGCTGCAGATTTAGAAGTAGGTGAATTAGCGGTTAATACTTTTGATGGTAAGTTATTTACTAAGCACACTGATAACAGTATTAAAGATTTAACTCCTTCTGGTGGCAGTGTAACATCAGGTTCTGGAACAGTAACTCTTGATTTTGGTTCAGGATCAAACGAAGCTTCTGTTGTAGTTGGTTCACAGACAGAAATACTAAGTACAGCTAAAGTTAATCTTGGAGTTAACGCTGATTCTACAAGCGGTAATCACACAGCTTCGGACCATAAATGGTTCTTACAATTTTGCTCACTCACAGCAAGCACACCTGTTAACGCTACAGGTTTCACAATTTACGCACGCTCTGTACATAAACTAGTTGGTACATGGGTTGTTCAATATAACTGGATTAATTAAGGAATACTCATGGCTTTGGAATCAAATATTATAGGCGCAGTAAGTGGTGCAGGAGCAGATGTAAATGCTTCTAGACAATTAAAAGTTGTACCAGAAACTGATGTTGCGGCTAACCCCGGAAATGTGGGGGCTTTTAGGTTATTTAGTGAAAATGATGCTGGAACAAAAACAGGTACTGCTTATCTTAAATCTCCTGAAACTTCTCCAGACTACCGATTACGTGTAGGTATGGATACTATTATTTTTGATGACAATTTTAACGGATTGACTCAAAATACAACCAAATGGTTTTACACTAACTCCACAATGACAGCTTCCCAACCGGGAGCAGGTACTATAAATTTTGGTACTGTACAAGGTACTGCAATTACTCACGGTGCATTATATCGTTCGTATCAGTATGTTGCACTATATGGTGCTTCCCCACTTTCCGTAGAATTTCACCTTGGAAAATTCAGTACTTCGCTAGTGGCTAATGAACAGTTTTTATGTGGTATGGGTAATGCCACTGTAGCAGGTACTGAACCTACAGATGGTGTATGGTTACAATTCTCTAGTGCAGGTTTAATTCTCCAACAACGATACAATGGTAATAGTACACCATCTGGAATACTAGAACTCCATGATGATATAGAAATAGGTTCTCTATATCATTACTGTATGGTTCTAGGTAACGATGCAATCGATGTTTGGAAAGATGACGAGTTACTTGCTTCTGTACCAATTCCTCAAGGTGTTGGTCAACCATTCATGCAAGGTGCCCTACCAGTATTTATGCAAAAGTTATGTACAGGTACAGTATCTAATACTAATACTATGAGGGTATCTGATGTAACTGTAAGTCAGATGGATATTAATACAAATAAAGACTGGCGAGTTGCCCGTGCATTAGCTGGTAAATCTGGATATGTTGGTCAGAACGGACATACTCAAGGTAAAACAGCATTGTGGGGTAATAATGCTGCACCTACAGCCGTTGCATTAACAAACACAACAGCCGCTTTCACTGGACTAGGTGGTATTTGTGCTGTATTACCTACTCTGGCAGCAAATAGTGATGGTATCATGTTTAGCTACCAAAATCCTGCGCCTACTGTTAATATCGCAGGGCGTAATTTAGTTATAACAGGTGTAGAAATTAAAGGTGCTGTTTCTGTAGTATTAGCGGGTGGTCCAGTAATCTATGCATTTGCAGTAGCTTTCGGACACACTGCACTTAGTTTAGCTACGGCTGAATCTGCATCGTTTGCTAACAACACAACACATGCACCAAGAATTGCTGCACTTGGAATTGAAAGTTATCCAGCTACTGCTGCTGTTGGTACAACTGGATCAGGAGCTAGGTTATCTGTACAGTCTCCAATCGTGGTTAGACCCGGAGAGTTTGTTGCTATTATTGCTAGAAATATTGGAACTGTAACCACCACTGGTGCAATAACTTTTGTTGCATCGTTTGATAGTTACTGGGAATAAAGTAACACTTACTGCTGGATAAACGGAGCCTGAATTATCAGGCTTCAATTAAATTATAAACAAGGAAATAATATGTCAACTCAAGATCAATCACCTTCTCCTTTAGTATTTGCGGTAACACCTCACGCAAGTAACAACTTCTCACAAGAAGTAAGGCAATTATATGTAGGTACTGCCGGAAATGTAGCTGTTGTAAACGTTGATGATTCTGTTGTTACTTTCAGCAATGTCAATGCAGGTAGCACTCTAGGTCCATTTTATATTAAACGTGTAAACGCTGTCGGTACTACTGCTAGTAATATTGTAGCTTTTATTTAAAGGTTATTATATGAAACTAGGTATTAACTTAGGTTTAAATATATCAAAGAGCAGTGGTATAACGTCTTTATCAGTAACAGAATTATCACCATTGTTCTTTGATACTGCAGATAGTACAAATACTAGTTTAACTGGACGATCTGGTTGGACAAGAGCAGGAGATACTGTCAAAGCTGACAAGGTAAAATCTGCAGATGGTATGTTTAGAATGAATACAGGAAGTAACGGTGAAGCACCTTATGGTTTTCAGTTAACACCTGCACCATCAACACCACGAAAGATTACTTTTGAATATGATTATAGTCAACAAGGTGGTTCTTTATCAAACAGTGCCACACCTTATCAGTGGTATGATCAGAGAGTACTGTTAGCATGGCAAGATACAACAAATTATCTTTCCGTTTCTGCTTTTAGTATATCTGGTGGTGTAATGCAGTTTAGAATATACAGAACAAATTCTGGTGCAGATACGGAAATATTCAGATATACTGGTTTACCAACATCTGGTTTTGCAAGTTTTGAAATAATCGGAGATAGAGTACGCTGTAGAGTAGGTGCAACTGAAGCTACTATGCTTCTAAGAGTACCTGATCAATTGTATACAGATGCAACAGCTTTGTTTCCTGATAAGAAATTTGCAGTAGGTTCTCCAGCTATTAGAACTGGTTCTGCTGGTCTACGTCATTGTTTCTATCCATTAATTCTAGCAAATTCTATGAAAGTAGAAGATATAAATTTATATGTAAATGATCCTCTGGAATTTTATGGACGTAATACATCTACGAATAATAGAACAATTACATTTACAGGTACATATACAGGTACTCCTGTTTCTTGGGCATACAGGTTAAGAACTAGAAGCACTGGTGCTGTTGTAAAAGATTGGGCAGTTTATAATCCAACATTTGGGTCTGGAACATTTTCAGGAGATATTACTGTTGCAACTGGTGGCCCTTATTATATAGACATTGGATGGACTGGTGCAGATAACCAAACTAGGGTATTTACACCTAATCATTTTTCAGTTGGTATTCTAGTTGTAGCGTATGGTCAATCTAACGCTGTTAATCTTAGTGGAAATGGTGGTAGTGCAGGATATGGTGGTAATGATAAAATATCTGGATTTAATGGTTTTGCATTATACGTAGGATCAACTTTTAGACGATGGATGAATGAACTTACTCCACAAGCTTTAGCACTACAACCTAACATGGTTGGATTAGCCAAAAGTCTGAGTGATGCTACAGGTATTCCTGTTGGTGTTGCTGCTGCTGGTTTTGCATCTAATGCATTGGATACACTTAAACCCGGTACAGCTAACTGGACCTCTTTTGTTTCTTTTGTAAATGAAATTGGTGGTTATTTTGAAATTGTTTTATGGAGTCAAGGTGAAGCTGAGGCTTTATCATCTAGTAGTTATACGAATTATGTAACTGATTATGCCTCATTGATTGCAGGTTTTAAATCTATCGGTGGTAATACTAATGTAAAAACATTCAATCGTATTATAGGTAAAGATACTGCTGTTACAAATAACTCAACTACAACATTACGATCTTCTACTGTTCGTAAGTTATTAAATGATTTAGAAAACGGTACAGATGTTTGGACAGCCACTCACTCTGTTGGTATACCGATGACTGATTCATTGCATTTTACTGCAGTAGGTAGTACTAAATGGTCATATTTATCAGGATTGACAATTGCACGAAGAGCTTTTGGTTCCATAGCCTATGATGGTAGAGGACCACTGGTGACTGGAGCGTCAAGAGTGGGTGCTGTAATAACTTTGAGTATTGATCTAAACGGTACATCAGGTATAACAGGTTCAGCATTGACAGGTTACGAAGTCAGTAATGATGATTTTACTACATTGCTAACCCAAAGTTCAGCAACAGTAACTAGTAATCAAATTGTCATTACTTTATCATCTGTACCTAGTGGTACTGTTAAAGTCAGAAGCTTTGCCCCTCCAAATTATGATGAAACAAGTATAGCTACTGGTACTTTACCGGGTTCTGTTACTGTTGCAGTATTTCCAATACTAACTCCTATTACTGTAACTTAAATAATTACCATACAATATTACCGTTATATTAATATTTAACTAGTATTTCTGTAAATTGTATGGTATAATTACTACAAGGCGTATATTAAAAGGATATTATGAATAAAACAAATACTAAGGTCCAAGTCGCCAAAGCATTAAACGAAGAATTGAAGCAAGTAACTTATGTTGCTATGCTTCCAGATTCAACTGACCTTCACGGTGATTATACATCAGCAGAAGAAGTCCGTAAAGCTAAAGAATCTTTTAATTCTTCTTTGCAACGAGCAAATCTATTCCACATGGCAATGACAGATACTTTCGAGGTAATCGAATCGTATATTGCTCCTGCTGATATGGTACTAAATTCTCAGGCTGTAACTAAAGGTACTTGGTTAATGACACTCCAAGTTAAGGATGATAATCTTTGGGAAATGGTCAAATCAGGTCAAGTTAACGGTATTTCTATTGGAGCTATGGCTGAAGTAGAAGAACTAGATGACACAGAATAAAGGAATCAAATGACAACAGTAAGAAAAACAAAAAGGAAACTAACCAATATTGATTTTAGTTCAGAGACTAGTCATATTGCTTTAGTTTCTCCTGAAGTTGGTGGACCAGCAAATGGTGCAGATTATGCACTGGTTCTAAAGGCTAATAAGTTTAGTAAAGAAGCTATTGAGAAAATGCAACAGGTTCAAGTCACAATGGAACTACCTGATTTTCTACGTAAGTTTTTCTCCTTATACTACGAAGATAGTGAAGTTCTCGCCCGATTTATGGGGTACGTTAAACCCGAAGATGATATGGCAGAAGAACCTGAAGACTGGTACGAGAATTATATTCAGGAAAAACTAGATTCATTTACTATTCTTAAATCTCTGAATGAATCCAAGAATATTGCAGATGTTCTGTCTACGTTAGATGAAAAACAATATCTAGCAATGCTTAATGATCAAGTACTGATTGAAAAAGCATTAGTTAAAAAAGAATCCGAAGAAGTGGCTAAGGCTGCTGAGTCAGATACCTCAACAAACGCATGCGAGGTCAAGGGGGTTTCAACCTCAGTTATTACCAAAAAGTCAAAGGAAAAACACATGACAAAACCTGTTACTACAGAAGCTACTGTTGAAATGGTTGAGAAGTCTGTTTTGGTTGATCTACAGAAATCTCTAGAAGATAAATCTGTTGAACTCCAGAAAGCACTCGATTCTATTGCAGTATTTAAACAAGAAAAGCAAGAACAAATTACTAAGTCCAAGACTGCACAGTTTACTGCTGTTGTTAAGGATGAAAAGCTAGTTGCTCCAATCGTAAAAGCTGCCTTAGCTCTAGAATCTGATGAAGATTTTACTGCATTTTTAGGTGCTATTACTTCCATGCAAGAAGCCGTTGAAAAATCAAAAGAAACCCTAGAGAAGTCTGACCTGTTCCAAGAAAAAGGTGCATCAGTTTCTGAAGATGAAAAACCACAGGAAAGTGCAGTTGCACGTATCCTAAAAGCAAAACAAGCTAAACAATAATTTTAAGGAAAATATAAAATGACCGTAATCGCAACTGATACACTCCGTCTTTCTAACCTAGTTAAGAAAGAAAAATGGACTGACGTAGGCTACTGCCGCGAAGTCGTAACTGTTAATGAAGCTGTTATCAAGACCTACGCTGTTGGTACAGTACTAGGTAAGGTAACTGCCAATGGCAAGTACATGATCTGCGTACAAACCGCTGTAGATGGTTCCCAAGTAGCTGCTGCTATTGTACTGGAAGATAAAACTATCGCTGCTTCTACTGATACCAAACTAGTCGTAATGACTCGTGGTCCAGCTAGTGTTAGCGCAGGTGCTCTAGTTCTAGATGCATCACATAATCTAGACGCTGAGAAAGCTGCTATTTATGCTGCGTTTGAAGCCAAGGGTATTCAAGTTCTAGATAAGTCTGCTTAATCTAACATAACAATAACAAGGAAAATATAAAATGGCAACTATTCGCTCTTATACTAATGCTTTTGAAGTAGTAGACGTAACCCAAGAACTTCAGCTAATCCCTAATTCTTGGACCCTATTAAATGATTCAGGTTTATTCTCTGAAGAATTTCTAAGCACCAATACTGTTACCTTTGAAGAACAATCTCAAACGCTTGGTCTAATCGGTGACCAATTCCGTGGTGCTAAACCACAAGCTAACAAGGATGACAACCGTAAGATTCGTTCTTACCCTATTGCTCACTTCCCTGTTGTTGACGCAATTAAGCCTGAAGATATCCAAGGTAAACGCGCTTATGGTTCTACCGATATGGCTGAAACTGAAGCTGCTGTTCTAGCTCGCAAAATGGAACGTATCCGTCGCAACATGGATATTACTATGGAAGTTAGTCGTTTCAGTACTCTAACTACTGGTAATCTATATAGTCCAAACGGTACTATTTCTGGTAATCTGTTCACTGATTTCGGTATTGTCCAAAAGTCTGTTGACTTCGTTCTAGGTACTGCTGGTACTGACGTTGTAGCTAAGGTTGAAGAAGTTATTGCTCATATGCAAGATAACGCAAATACAGGTGATGTTATCACTGGTATTATCGCTTATTGCAGCCCCGAGTGGTTCGCTAAACTAATCGCTCACGCTAAGATTCAAACTGCTTATCAGTACTTTAGTGCTACTGAAGGTCAGATGATCCAGCGTAATCGTGCTGGTGGTAACAACGGTCTATATCGTGAGTTTACCTACGCAGGTATTCGATTCATCGAAGTCCGTACTGTACTAGCTGGTCAGCGCTTAATCCCTGCTGGTGAAGTTGTGTTCGTTCCTACTGGTACTTCTGATACTTTCGTATCTTACTTTGGTCCTGCTAACAGATTAGATTTTGTTGGGACCACTGCAGAACGTGGTTACCTCTGGACCTACAGGTCACCAAAGGGTGATGGTATTGATATCGACGGTGAGTTCAATGTAACTTCTATCGTTCGTCGCCCTGCTCTAGTTATCAAAGGTACAACTTCCAACTAATCTTAATTGATTAGATAGCCTTTTAAGTAAGGCTTTATACTGCAAAGAATTCTCACAAGGAGTTCTTTGTGTTATAATAACAGAAATTATAATAACGGCTACCTCGACGGAGGGAAAAGAAGGTTCCTCACCTTTCTGCCTTTATTCTTACAACGAGGCTAATTTGAGGAAATTAATGAATAATAAATGTGTATATCAGTTAATTGATAAAAATAATGAAATCAGATACATAGGTCAAGGATCGCTAGATAGACCTCATAAGAGAAACAATAGAAGTAAAGACTATTTAGATATTTTAGACGACGGTGGAATGGTTGAAATTGTTTCTACAAATTTAACAAGAATTGAATCTTTGAAAATTGAACACGACCTAATTCAAAAACATAAATTAAAGTTAGTGAATAAGGTAAGTTCTCCTGTGATAAATAAATTAGTATACGAAGAATTAAATTCATTATTTGAAATATCTGAAATATCTCCTAGCGGACTGATTTGGAAAGTTGATAGATTTAATTGTTCTGGTCAATTAAAAGCAACTAAAGGTCAAAAAGTAGGTTGGTTTAATAAAAATAATGTAGCAACTGGATGGAGTCTTTCTTTTAAAAACAAGTATCTGAAATGTCATAGAGTAGTATGGGTTTTATATAACAAGAAAGATCTTATAGATCCTGACACGGTGATAAATCATATAGATGGAAATCCTTTAAATAATAACATTAATAATTTAGAATTATGTTCCCAAAGAACTAATTGTTTAAAGCAAACTAAACATCCTAGAAATAACTCCGGAGTTGTTGGAATAAAATTAAATGTTCAAAAGGGTAAAGTTGGATACATTGCACATTTAACAGATTTAAAATCCAACAGAGTGAGTAAATATTTTTCGATCAGTAAGTTTGGTATATTACCTGCTTTTGCTTTAGCTTTTAAATGGCGTGAACTTAAATTATTAGAATTAACAAACGCAGGTTTGTACTGAATGAAGGAATAAATATGGCTTGGACCGATATACAAAAAGTTAGATTAGAGATTGGTGACTTAGACCCCGCATTTCCGTTACTTACAGATGATACTTATGCTTACTATCTAGAAAAAAACAGTAACAGTATTCCGAGAACAGCATTGGATGCTGCTAGAACTGTATTGATGATGTTATCTCAACGTGGGGACGAGACTGTAGATATTTTCTCATTAAGAGGGTCTAAAGTAGCGGAACAATTTAGATTAGCATTGCAAATGTATATCAAAGATCAGTCACTAAACCCCCTGACACAAACAGCGAAAGGCTACATTGGGGGTGTTTCTAAAACAGACATGCTAGCTAATAATTCAGATTTGGATAATAATATAATAACTAATCCTTATAATGAAAGTAATGCTGTATTTCCTGCAAAACCATTTGAGGTTTAATTATGAGTTTTTTAACTGCTACTCAAGGGGCATTGCAAAGACACGGTATCGATCTAGTTTACTCATCCATTACAACTGGAGTATATGATGTTGAAACAGGAAGTACTATTAATACATCTGTAGACTACACATTACGTATGTACCCAAAACAGATTATAGCTAATAACTACAATTATCCATCTTTGGTAAATAAAAGTGCAATCATGTTTTACTTAGCTAACCCTCCGTTATTATTCACTCCTAAACTCAACGATGAAATAGCCTACAAGAACAGCGTATATCGCGTTCAGAGCTATCAGGAACATGTTGCTAGTAGTACGGTAACACTTTATAGAATAATCGCTGTAAAGGGCTAGAATCATGATCAGTGCTGACGTAAGTAAAACTCTGGAGAGTCTAAGGAAAGCTCACGCTGAAATTGTAAGGCGAATGGAGAATATGGTTCGTGGGTTTGCTTATGAGTTTGCAATGACCGCTATAAGTAATACTCCACTAGGTGATGATGTAAAATATGAATCATTATATAAAGCTCGTACTTATCTACAACCTGAGGCTGGTTTTGCTCAAGGTAGCTGGCAAGTTAGCTACGCAGGATCACTACAGATGCAGGACGTTTACTCAGGGTCTGAGGCATTGAGTATTGTGAAATCTAAAATGCAATCATACAAACTAGGACAGTCGTTTACCGTAGGTAATACTGGCCCTTATATTAATATGCTTGAGAATGGTTATTCTGACCAAGCTCCAACAGGTATTGTTAGACCAACAGTAGACCAAGTGATGAATGCTTACAGAATCAACTTAATACGCTATTATAAACAATAAAAGAGAAATAAAAGGGACTTATGGCAGAAATACTAAATATTAAAAAAGCAGTAGAGCGTAAGTTATCCCAAGTAGCAGGTTCAGTACCAACTGCCCATGAAGGTGTGGAATTTACTCCACCTGTCAACGCAATGTACCAACGTACACAACTAGTGTTCAATACACCAGATGATCCTAGTTTTCCTATTGGATATCACAGAGAAAACCTTCAGTTTCAAATCTTTATTTGCGACATTAAAGGTAAAGGTACTGCTGCTGCACTTACTCGTGCTGAACTGTTGAGAACAACATTCCATAAAGGTTGGAGTACAACCGAAGGTAATGTATTAATTAGATCACTGGAAACTCCTAGGATTGGTTCTGTATTTATTACTAATGATAGACTGATTGTACCAGTGTTAATCGATTTAACTTGCGAAGTTAATACCTAAAAGTATACTCGCGGATTGATATGGCAGCTATGCCTGAATAGCATATTTTGCAAAATATATAAGGAAATTAAATTATGGCAACAAAAGCAAAAGGCGTTAGTAAGCAAGTAGCTATTAAGAAAGAAACAACTTTCGGTGTATTAGCTGGTGATACTGGTGCTAAATTACTACGCAGAACTTCTGCAGATTTTAACAGTACTCGTGAGTCGTACCAAAGTTCAGAGATTAGAACAGATATGCAAGTAGCTGATTTTCGTCTTGGTGTAAAGAGTACCGATGGTTCTTTATCTGGTGAATTATCTCCCGGTTCTTATACTGAATTAATTGAAATGATTCTAGCTAAGGATTTCGTTGCTGGTGGTACTACCGCTAGTGCTTCTATTACAGTAGCTGGCCCTTCTGCTGGGTTATACACTCTAACCCGTGCAACTGGAAGTTTTCTTACTGATCTATTTAAAGTAGGTGAAGTAATTCGTATGACTGGTGGTGGTTTAGCTGCAGCTAATGTTGGTAACAACATGCTTGTTGTTAATGTAGCTGCTCTAGTACTTACTGTTCGTTTACTAAGTGCTACTGCGCTTGTAGCTGAAGGTCCAATCGCTACTGTAGCTGTGGCATCAGTTGGTAAAGAAACACTGATGCCTTTGACAGCACACACTGACCAATCAGCGACTATTGAAGAATTCTATTCCGACATTGCACAATCTGAAGTACACACAGGTTGCAAAGTTGGTACGTGGAATGTATCTGTTCCTGCAACTGGCCTAGTTACCACTGACTTCACATTAATGGGGAAAGGGTTAGCTCAAACTGGTACATCTCAGTACTTCACATCTCCTACAGCCTTGAGCACAACAGGTATTGTAGCTGCTGTTAATGGTGCTGTTATTATTAACGGATCAACTACCACCGCGTGCGTTACGGCGTTTGACTTTAGCGCCGATAGAGCGATGGAACCTTCACAATGTATTGGTTCTGAAAGTGCAGAAGCTATTTTTACTGGTACTCAGACTGTAACTGGAAACGTAAGTCTCTATTTTGAGGATGGTGTTGTTCGTGATTTATTTGAAAATGAAACAAACACTACATTAGTTCTAGCTTTAGCTACTGGTGAGGAAAAAACTGCCGGAGTTATGACTTTCGTTCTACCTAAGGTTAAATTATCTAGTTTTTCCAAGGCCGACACAGATTTAGGTATTGTAGCTACGGCAGCTTTTACTGCTGTTCTAAATGATGTTACATCTACCGGTTTACCCGCAACTACGCTTCAAGTTGTTGACACAGCAGTAGTTTAATAACTAACTTTTAAATAAACCCCGAGTTCCTTTATTGGTTCTTGGGGTTTATTTTATTGTGCTGGTATAAACAACCATTCTGTTGCTCCATCGGCTTTATAATTGATTGATCCATTTTTAAGTTTTCTCTTAGAAGTTCCTCTGGTAAATCTTTCAGGTATATCTTTAGATAATAAATTATCAACATAATAGTCCCTGATAGTCTTCTCAGTAAATCTAACATCCCGACTATTCATTGAACAAGCAACAACTTCTAAAGTGGTTACAAGTTACATTAACTACACGTTGTTTAGATTCATTGTAAAATGCATTATCAAAATCCACCGTTATATTTAGGCCTGTTTTATGTATAACATCCATCACCCTGTTTCTAATACTTTCACCTACTACTGAAATTTTCACAAACACCTCCTAAATTATTCTAATCAATCCATTATTGTACCACAAGTATAGATTCATTACTACGATTTAACTTGATTATTTTAGACCTGTATGTTATAATTGATTTATAGCGTGAGTTATGGTTCTGAAAGAATCAAAACCATATTATATAAAATAACTCATTCTACCATAAATATTAACCAATCCAAATATAACCACAAAGGAATACTATTGGATGAACGAAAGGAAAAACAATGCTTGATCTTAAAGTAAAAAATCTATCTGAAACCTCTGAAGCTGGTTACGAATTTGAACTGGAATATCCCGGTACTCAAGAGCGTACTGGTGCTTTTATTAAAGTACGTGGTTCTGAATCCAAAGCTGCTCGTGCTTATGCTCGTAAAAAGTATACTGAATATCGTCAGAAGGAAATCATGGCTAAACGTAAAGGTCGTGATGAAGAAATGTCCTTAGAAGACGCTGAAGATATGGCAATTGAATCCTGTATTACTCGTATTATCTCTTGGCGTGGTCTAGGTGAAGCTGGTGTTGAAATTCCTTTTACTAAGGAAAATGCTGAACGTATTCTACGTGAACACTCATGGATTCGCACTCAGATCATGGAGGAAAGCGATCAGCTTCTAAACTTTCAGTAAAGAGGATGTACTTCACGCAAAGAATTATGCAGAACAAGAATTTAAATTGTCTGCTGTTCAAAAAGACGGTAAAACTTTGCGTGAACATTTAGAAGCAGTAGAGAGAATAACCAAGAAAAAACCAAAAGAACTAACTGAACAAATTGAATTACCTGAATCAATGGCTCAATATTGGGACTGGTTCTTATCTCTCAATAAATCAAGAGCTTCAGGTTTTAGTGCATCCCCGATAACATATACTGAAATGTTAAGTTATTTCACTTTGATCGGAATTGAACCAGAGAAGTATGAAATAGATATCATAAAAATGTTTGATTCTATTGCTATTAGTTCAGCGAGAGAACAAGAAGAAAAGAATAAAACCAATAATAAATAATTTAAGCTCCTTTATTGGGGCTTATTTTCTTTAAGTGCATTACATTAGTTTACTTAAGGAAAATTTAACGAAGGCTAGATTAGGATTAATACCTGCATTTAACGCCGCGTTGATGTGGCTTGATAAACACAAATAAAGAAAGAATAGAGGTGCAATATGCTCCAACTTGATCAGATCAAATTTTCAGTTCAAACTGATGAACTAGACTTGGCATCTAAAAAAATTGAAGCACTAGGTACATCCTTATCTTCTCTTACAGGTAATTTAAGTAAACTAGAGAAAGCCTCTGCAAGTGCTGCTAAAACTCAGGCTGAAGCTAATTTAATCAACGCTAAAGCAGAAGCGATTGCAGATAAAACTGTAAAAGCTAACGAACAACAAGTTAAGTCAACTGAAGCTGTAACTGAAGCTACTCGTAAACGCCAGTCTGTAGAAGAACGTCAAGCTGCCATTACTCGGATAATGTCCGAGGGTTTCTCCCGTGGTCAATCATCTATTTTAGCTACTGCTGAAGCCCTAGGTGAAGCCACAGAGCGTACTGCTGAATACTTGAAGACTCAACGTGCAATGCAGGGGGTTTCGCCGTTCGATAAATCATTAGGTGCAGCTACTGTATTTGCTAATGAACTCCGAGTGATGACTGTAGCGAATGATATCTATGCTAAAGGTCTTGGTTTTACTGGTACGCAACTACAGGAATTAGGTCGTGAGCATGTTCGATTAACTGAACAATTTAAAGTACAAGGTAAAGACTTAAAAGGGTTAGACGCAGAATTTAACAATATTGTTACATCTGCTAAACAGGTAACAGATGCTGAGAATTCAATGGCATTGTCCATGAAGCAAGCAGATAAAGCTAGCAGTGATGCAGGTAAAGCTAATAACTTTCTTGCCCGTGAAATGCAGCGTGTTGATGCTGTTTTAACTGGATTTAATGATAACCTGAATGTAACCTCAAGTAATCGTCTATTGAAGTTCAGAGAACAGTTAAAGTTATCCGGTGTTGATGCAGCAACTGCTGAAAAGATGTTAAAGACTTATGAAGAACGTCTAAGAACAATTAACTCAACTAATCAATCTAAAGCTAAGAACAGCAGAGAAGAAGAACTTCGTTATTTAGCGAGAGCGACTAGTGTTCAATTAGGTGATATCGGTATCTCACTAGCTGGTGGACAGAATCCTCTGTTGGTGTTGATCCAGCAGGGTGACCAGTTACGTGGTGTGTTGAATCAAGTAGGTGCTTCTGGTAATGAAATGCAAAGAGCATTATCTATGGCTTTCTCACAGATTGTGAACGGAAGTAAAGATGTTGTAATGGCTCTTGGTTCATTCGTAGTTGGTGCATTCACTGATTCAGCTAAAGCTGTAGCTAGATTTGGTTCTGATATTCTAGGTGTAACTTATGCTGTAGATAGTTTAAAAGCAAGAAAGTTTGCTGAATGGGCTGCTGAAGGTGAAGCTGGTTTTGCTAAGATTAGTAAAGCTATGAAGGTATCTGAAATTGCTATGTCAGCAGTTGGTGCTGGTCTAGGTGCCATGACTGCATTTGCAGTAGCATCAGCTATTGCACTTCTACAAGTAACAAACGCTAACGATAAGCTATCTGTTAGTCTAGTAGCTACAGGTGCTCAACTTGGTTTTACAACAGAATACGCACAAAGTTTGGCTACTACATTATCAGGTATGGGTGCTACTCGTGTAGATGTACTAAATACTTTCAGTGAAATCGCTAAGTCAGGTAACATCGCATCCGAGTCATTCCTACAAGTAGCTGAAGCTGCTTTAGCGATTGAACGTGTAGGTGGTCCTGCTATTAAAGAAACAGTTAAACTATTCGGTGATTTAAAAGAAAAATCTGTAGAAACTTTAACTAAATATGCAGAACAAACAGGTTTAGTTACTGTTGCTCAAATTGCTTATGTTGCTGAATTAGTAAACGCTGGTAAAGAAATTACTGCTACTACTGAAGCTACCAACATACTAACTGCAGCTATCAAGGAACAAGCAGATATTACCTACGCTAGTCTTAGCTCAATGGGTAAACTATGGGTTGATCTGAAATCAGGTATAAATAATACATGGGGTGCTCTACAAGATTTTGCTGTAAGTGGTGATACTATCCTGAAACCTCTTATTTTTACTTTCGATACTCTGTTGTTAGTTTTAACAAACGTAGCATTTGTATTAACTAGTTTAATTAGAATACCTGTAGCTATTGCAACTACAATGTTGTCTGCTGCAAGTGCTATGAAGGATTTTGCTACTGGAACATTATCTGCAAAAGAAGCACTCAATAGTGTCAAAAGTTCAGTTATGGGTATCTACGATACTGAAAAAGATCGTGTTGCAACATACAAAGAACTAACTGATAAAATTAATCAAGAAGGTAAGTACTCTAAAGAAAATGCTAAGATTGCTGCAGATGCTGCGGCAGAACTTCGTAAGACAAATGCAGAAGCTGCTATGGGTCTTGAAAGAAGAACTAAAGCAGAAAAGAAACTTAAAGAAGACCTTGAAAAACTTGATGCAAAAACTTTAACTAAGCAACAATTTATTGCTAAGGCAATCGAAGATCAAAATAAAGCTTTCGGTGAACGTAATAAGTTAACCGCAAAGAACTTACTTGATATCGAAAAGATCGCTGCTGCTGAATGGGATAAAGCTAACAAGCCAAAGAAGGAAAAGAAACAACCTAAATCTTCTGCAATGAAAGGTGCAGAAGATGACGCAAGTTGGTATAGAAAATCTATTGAACGTATTGACGATTTAAAGAACAAAACTATTGGTGCTGTTGAACAATTATCTAAAGCACAAATACTGTTAATGGATTTAGGTGATGATGATTCATTCAAGAAATTATCTGCACAACAACAAATGCGTTTGGTTGATCGTATTAATGAAGTTGATCTAATAGAAAAACAACTTGATATCCAAAAAGAACTAGCTAAAGCTGAAAAAGAAGTAGGCAAAATTCGTGAAGAAAATACTAAATTCTTAACTAAAGAAAAAGAAGATCAAACAAAGATTCTTCAGGAAACTAGTCTGAAATTAGAACTCTTAGGTAAAACAGCAGATGAACAATTTGTGATTACTGAACAACATGATTTGCAGAATAAACTTTTAGCTGCTGGCCTACGATTTGAAGCACAGAGATTAAAACTAAAACAGGATTACGCTAAACTTGAAAACAAAGATGAGTTCAATACTCATACTATGGAGTTTGAACTTGATAGAATTAATCAACAGTGGGCATCTACTCGTGATAGTTTAATGCAAGCATCTGCTGATAAATTTCAGATCATGTATAGTGAAAAAATTCTAAGTGTTGGTAAGAATTTATCCGATGCTATTACAACTGCTTTATTTGAAGGTGGTCAAGCTGGTACTAAGAAACTAAAAGACTATATTGTTGGTATCTTCCGTGAGAAAATCAATGTACAAATCAACGCTGTAGTTAATTCTGTACTTGGTGTTGGTGGTGGTAACTCAGGTGGCTCTGGTGGAATCATGTCTAGTGTTTCCAGTATGTTTAGTGGTAATGGAATACTAGGAAGTATTGGTAGTGCTATTGGTGGATTTGGTAGCACACTTGCTACTGGTTTTATGAATACATTATCTGGGTCAGGGATGATAGCTGGTCTACAGTCTGCTGGCGCAATGATTGGTAATGGATTTGTATCCCAAGGTCTAGGTATGGCTGCTGGATCACTTGGTCCAATTGTTGGTGGAGCCTTACTACTAAAAGACTTAATGAGTTATAAAGTAGATGATAAAGGTGGTGGTCTTACTGCTACTATCGGTGGTGCCAACGGTTTACCAAGTGGTAGCGTAGGTAGATTCAGAGAGTTTCAACAAACAGGTGGTTTAGGTGGTGGTGGAACGACTACTAACAGAGACTGGTCTGTTGCTGATCAAGGTACAACCGATTACATTAAAAATAATGTTCTATTGATTACTGAAGCAAATAAAGCCTACGGTAAATCAATTGGTTTAACTAGTGATAGTATTGGTAATTTTACCAAGTCAATTGAGATTAATACTACTGGTATGGATGCTGCAGCAGCACAAGCTGCAATTGATGCCGAATTACTTAAATTCAGTACAGAACAAATTGCAGCTACCTACGGTGATGCTATTAAGTCTGTTGCTCTTGAAGGTGAAACTACTGCTGAAACACTAAAGCGTCTAGGTACAGATTTAACTGGAATTAATTCCATGTTTAGTACATTAGGTTATACCTTGTACGATGTATCTGTAACTGGTGCTTCTGCTGCTTCTTCACTAGCTAGTGCTTTCGGTGGTCTTGCTGCTGCTCAACAACAACTTAGTGGTTACTATGAGAATTTCTATTCTCAGGAAGAACAACAAAGTAATATTTATTCTTCTGTACAAAGTGAACTACAAGCTGCTGGTATTAATTATAGCGTTGATCAACTTAGGGCTGCTTCTCGTGGTGATATACGATCTGCTGTTGAGGGTATTCGTGGTAGTGGTACAGATGCTCAAGTAGCTGCTGCAGTTAAAGCTGCAAATAAACTAGCTGGCCTTAAATCTGAGACAACTCCAACTGGTCCAAACGGTCCACAGCAATTTACATCTGAGTACTATAAACCCGGTGGTGAAGCAAATGCTAGTTCAGGCGGTGGAGCAGCAGGTGAAAAAGCTGCAGATTCTATTGCGAATGCATGGCAATCTATCGTAGATTCAATATGGGGTGAAGTTAAACGAATCAGAGATTTAATCAGAGGCACAGGTCAAGATGCACTGGCTTTAGCTAAAGCCGAGTTTGAAAAAGCTACAGAATTAGCTCGTGGTGGTGATCAAGAAGCTGCTAAAGCTATTCCTGCATTAAGTCAAACATTACTTGCTCTTGCTCAAGGTCAAGCTAGTACATTAATTGAATTACGTAGAGCACAAGCATTAACTTCTAATAGTATGGAACAGACAGTTACTCAACTTGCTAACAACTATGGATTAACCGTACCAGCATTTGCTGGTGGTGGTAATTATTCAGGTGGTATGGCTTTAGTTGGTGAACAAGGTCCAGAATTAATTAATTTTAATCAAGGTGGATATGTTCATAACGCTGGTCAAACTGCTTCTATGCTAGGTGGTTCTGATGCATTAATTTCTGAAATCAGAAGATTGAATTCGAAAGTTGAACAGTTAGAAGCTGCTGCTATTAGTACTGCTATTAGTAATACTAAACTTCTGAAGTTATTTGAAAGAGTAACTCCTAATGGAACCAGTATTGAAATTTCAGGTACTGTAACTACTATTTAATAAGGAAAGAGGGCCGTGTTAACTCACGGTCCTTTACAAAAGGATAATAATGAAAGTAATAAAAACTAATGACTTTCCTTCTACTGACGGTTCATTTACTAGGTCTACAACAGGTACATATTGGAATGAGAGTAAGGTATTAACTACTGCAGCAATTGATGTTCCTAGATTTAATTACAATCCAGATACATCTGATTTTGAGGGTATTCTCGTAGAATTAGCTAGTACTAATTTAGTATTAAATTCAACTACGTTAAGTACTCAAACTGTAACAGTAACTTCAGGTGTTCAATACACTTGTTCTTTCTACGGTACAGGTTCTATAACTTTATCAGGTGCTCATAGCGCTGTTATGACAGGTACAGGAGCGTTTAAACTGACTCAGTTGACGTTCACTACTACCACTACTAGTATTACGCTCACAGTGACTGGTACAGTGTCCTACGGACAACTGGAGTTAGGTACTAAAGCTACTAGTCGGATAATCACCACAGGTAGCACTGTGACTAGAGCAGCAGATGTTATCACAGGTACAGGGTTGATTTATACAACAGTAACTGATCCTAATGCTGCATGGAATAGTGGTACTACTTATGCAATAGGAAATGTAGTTAGGTATTTAAATAAGTTATGGGAAAGTACTCAAAACACTAATTTGAATCATACTCCAACATCGGGTATTGCTACTTGGTGGTTAGAATTAGGCTCAGATAATATGCACGCTGCATTTGACGGTATTGTTGGCACTGAATCAAGTGCTACAACTCAAATGACATTTGTGCTTAAATTAGGTGCAATTAATTCTGCTGCTTTAATCAATGTAGACGCATCAACATCTAGACTTACTTTGTTTGATCCAACTGAAGGATTGGTTTATTCTGATTCTCAAGGATTAGCTGTAAGTAACATTATTGACTGGTATGATTATTTTTATGATGAATCTATTATAGAACGTACTCAGATTATCTACACAGGAATACCTTCTTATGTTAGTTCTATTATAACAATCAGATTAGATACTTCACTTGGTGATCCTGTAACAATAGGTCAAGCGCTATTTGGAATATTAAATAACATAGGTGGTACTCAGTATGGAGCCAGTTCAGGTATTACGGATTATTCTGTAAAAAATACTGACGAATTTGGAAACATTACTTTCGTAGAGCGTGCGTTTAGTAAGAAATTAAGTGCTCAAGTCTTTGTGGATAATTTGCAACTAAATAAAGTACAAAGCTTACTTATTTCATTACGAGCAAAACCTTCTGTATGGATTGCAAGTGAAGATACTAGATTTGAAGAAACACTTGTTATATATGGATATTACAGAGATTTCAATACAGTAATATCTTACCCTAGTTATAGCTTGTGTAGTCTAGAAATTGAAGGGTTAACTTAAATGAAAAATAAAGAAACAAAAATAAAGGAAGCATCCTTAATGCTTTCGTATATAAAGGAACAGTATGGCAATTACAGCTTTACCAACGCCTCCTAGTAGGCAAGACCCAGCTAATTTCTCAGATAGAGCAGATGCTTTCTTAGGTGCATTACCTACGTTCACGACAGAAGCGAATGCTCTAGCTGCAGATGTTAATGCGGATGAAATCTCTGCTAATGCTGCTGCTGTATCAGCAACTGCATCTGCAGCTTCAGCATCTGCTAGTGAAGCAAACATTTCAGCTTTAGCTAATTTCAAAGGAGATTGGTCATCCTTAACTGGTGCCCTAAATAAACCAGCTAGTGTTTTTCACAATGGTGCTTATTGGGCATTATTAAATAACTTAGCAAATGTTACTACAAGTCAACCGGGAGTATCTGCTGATTGGCAAGTAGCTGGTGGAGCATGGCCTGTTATTGCGATTAGTACAAATACAACTGCAGTACCTTGGAGAACTTACTTAATCACAGCATCGTGTACATTAGATTTACCTGCTATCTCTGGTAATGGTAAACAGGTTAATGTGATTGTGTTAGCTGGAGTTACAGCAGCAATTGTTGCACCCAATGGTTCTGACAAGATTAGAAATGTTACTGGCAACATGAATATAGATAATGCACCATTTGGTGCAACAATAACTGATACAGGAGCCACCTATGGGTGGGTATAATAATGAGTAATAGTAGTGAATTATTCGGTGGTGGATCATCACCTAAGAAATGGGTATCTGGAACAACATATCAAGAAGGTAACGTTGTTTGGAGCCCAAGTGACAACCAGTATTATATGCGAAAAAACGGTACAACAGGTGCTGGTACTACTGATCCATCTAGTGATACAACTAATTGGCAACCGACTGGTGACCGGGCGGTCAAGTCGATCCAGCGTGGTCGGTTGACTCTGAATGGCAGTTCTCTGACGGCAACGATCAGCACTGTGAACACGGCGAAAACTGAGTTGCGTGTGCTTGGGTTTTCCACCACCGGACCTGACAACACGTACTCACCCGACCTTGTGCTGACAAATTCCACAACACTAACGATGACGCGCGCTGCAGGGGCGGGAAACCTGACTCACTTAAGTTGGGAATTAACTGAAAGGTATTAAAAATATGTATTACGCACAAATTGATCCTCAAACTAAAATCTGTTTTGCTGTAACTGAAACTCACAGTGAAATAAACGATCCGAATATGATCCCGTTAAACAGTCTAGATGAAGTATTAGGTCATACATACGTTGATGGTGTATTTGTACCACCAGAGCCAGTTGTACAAGTTGACCCTTGTGAATGGTTGATTGATCTTGGGCCTTATTTTGATAGATTTGGTAGTACTAAAATGGCTGTTCTAACCAGTACAGATGCTGGTGTAAAGGCTATTATACAAGATGCTTCTATTCGTAAATGGATTGACTTGAGATTACCTGCGGTGGCGCAGGCTCTAGCATATATTGGTAGTGTGATTCCTGCAGTAGATGCTACATTGCAATCAAGTATTATCAATACTCCAGTAACTACGGAAGAAAACCGCGCGTTACGTAAACTGTTCTTTTAATCATGCAACAACATTATATTATACGAGTACTACTGGCAATTGACCAGCTAGCGAATGTAGTGTTGTGCAATGGTTCCCCGGATGAAACAATGTCTGCTGCGTCTTATAGGATGCACAGGGATGGTAGATTCTGGGGTTTTATGATGCCTGTTATTGACTTAATGTTCTTTTGGCAAGGACCAAAACATTGTTATAACGCTTATAAAAAAGAACTAGCACGAATTCAATATCCAGAAGAGTACCAGAAAATTAACCAAGATAGCAAAGAGAATTAAACATGAGTGATATCGAACAAAATAAGCGACGAAATAATGACGTAAACATTCAAGTAGTGATTGATCGTCTAACTAATCTACATGAAGATGTGAATGATTTAAAAGAGTCAACGAGAGATTCTATGAAAGAAATTGCTAATGCTATTACTAAACTTGTTCTCTTGGAAGAACGTCAGTCTCATACTAATGATAACTTCAGTAGAGTAGTTAATCAATTAGATAATATTCAGAAAAGAGTAGAGGAACTTGAAAAGCAAGAACCAATGCAGAAACTAACATCAAAATGGATGCTTAGTGTTGTGTGGACTGCTGCTACAGGTGCTGCTTATCTTGCAGCTAAATTCTTAGGGTTAGTATAATATTATATGTTCTAGGATAGACCCGCGAATCGAAAAGTGCAACCTTAGCACCTTCCTAGAATTTCTTACAAGGTCATAGTTAAAAGGAAATTATGAAATCAAAACCAAATATCGATCCTAACAGATTTTATGTTTATGGACATTACGATTTAGATGGGAATCTGTTTTATATAGGTAAAGGTACTGCACGTAGAGCATGGGTAGTAGCTGATCGTCCCATTAAGTGGAATGAAATAGCAAATGGAGGTTACTCTGTTAAAATTCTCCATGATAAATTAACAGAAGATGACGCTTTGAAAATTGAAACTGAATTAATAACTTCAGAAAAAGAAACTAATGATTTTATAGTAAATAAAAGAGCTTTTATGAATAAGATAGAATTAGATTACGATCAATTATCAGAATTATTTTACTATGATGAATCTAGTCCTAGTTGTTTACGTAGAAAAGCAAACTTAACAAATACCATTGGTAGAGTTAGAAATTATAAGGATAAACCTGTAGGTTGGAAATCAAGAAAAGGATGGCACACCGAGGTTAATGGGGTTAACATAGCTGTTCACAGAATAGTTTACTTACTTCACAATAAATCCATTGATCTGAATTTACCGATAGATCACATTAATGGTATACCTACGGATAATCGTATAGAAAATTTAAGGCAAGTAAGTGTGTCTGCAAACGGGAAGAATAGAGTAGTTAGAAATAAAACAGGATCGTCTTTTATTCATTTCAGAGAAAGTATTAGAAAAGGTGTGGATTGTAGTGCTTATTACATTAAATTTGATTTAAGAGGTAAGAGAGTAATTCTACATTTTTATATAAAAGATCATGGGTCAAAAGAACAAGCATTCATTGCTTGTAAAGAATATAAAGAAAGTATTAGAGATATTCTATTACTTACAGGAATACCAGAAAGAGTGATAGATTATGGATGTTAAAAAGAAAATCGCTGCGTTTCTAATAAGTACTAGTTTAGTTACTGGTGTTATTCATTTTGAAGGCTTTAGTGAAAAAGCGTATATTGGCCTTAAAGGTGACCCTGTAACTGTAGGCTCAGGGTTTACGAAACGTGAAGATGGTACTCCTGTCAGGTTGGGGGACACCATTACTAAAACTGAATCTGACGCTAGACTAAAGAAAGAACTCTGGAGTTATCGTACAGGAATTGGTAAATGTATCATGGTTCCAGTATCAGAGAATCAAGCCGATGCTTTTACTTCACTTGCTTTTAATATAGGTGTAAGTGCTTTCTGCAAGAGTACATTAACACGTAAGTTAAACCAATATGATTATGACGGTGCATGTGCTGAGATTCTAAAATGGGATAAATTTGGTACGCCACCAAAGCCGCTGAAAGGTCTTACTAATCGTAGGAAGGAAGAATATGCACTCTGTATTTCGTAATAAAGGTGTGATTATATTAACAACAGGGAAATAAACAATGCATGCAACCTTAATTAAAATCACAGCAGTACTAGCTTTAGTAATCGCAGCTTATGTATGGCACGTTAACACGCTTAACAACGCCGTAGAAAAGGCTGTAGTCAACGAACGTAACTCATTGGTTGTACAGTACAGTAAACAAGCAATCAAGCTGCAGGACAACGCTTATTTAGCTGAAGTCCAATTAGAAGCTGAAATTAAAAAGGTAACAGATGATAAACAAAAAGCTCTTTCTGACAGTAATGCTAAGTACAATAATCTTCTTAAGTGGTTGTCATCACAACCCAATAGTGCAAGTACCGGAAAGCAAGGTAGTGTTTCCGACAGCACCAGCACTGCAGAAAGCACCAAAGGAACTAACGGACAAGGACTACTACAAGGAAATGCAGAGAATACTGCAAGACCTGATGAAGCCTTAATTGATCTTATTGGATTTGCTAAACAAACAGAAGAACTAAAGGTTTATCTGTTGACATGCGAAAGACAATATGATAAGGTAATGGAAGATCAACAGAAGTTCAGGTTAGATAACACGGTTAAAACTGATTAAAACAGCCGTAGGATCGTTCAAAACAACATCAGAGTACTCTTGGTACTCCACAAACGATTAAACCCCAGAAACCTTTAGCGGGCTTCTGGGGTTTTTCTATGGGTTAATGAAAAGTAATACCTGTATTAATCTCGTTAGCAGTATAACTAAAGAATGATTCAGCTAACTCAGGGTGTAATTCAATTTGTTCATGCTTGTATGCTACATAATACTGCAAGCGGTTCCATTCGTTTTGGATCAGTTCTAACCTTTGTTGAACAATAGATAATTTTTGGATTATCTCTGTACGAATAGAATTATCAACAGTTAGTTTATTAAACCAAGAGAATCCACTTACTTTCCCTTCAGGATACTGCCCCAAATCTTCAGTGAACTTAGTTTTAAGACTGTTCCATACTGCCGTATTGTGGATAAGATACGTAGTGTAATCTTTGGTATGAACAAAGCTCTTGATTGTTGTTTGCATGTTACTCCTTTAATTGCTACCAAGGAATTGTAGCAGTTGTTCTTTGGTTTTTACACCAGTACATCTAGTTTCTGTTGCTGGATCATTATCTTCAATTAAAATTAAAGTAGGTAGTGAACGAATATTATGTGCTGCAGCTACTTTTGGGAGTTTATCTACATCAATTTCATAAATGTCTATACTCATTGAGTTTGTGTCGATTGTTTCTAGAACTGTTGATAGTGCTGCACATGGTTTACACCAACTGGCATAGAATTTAAGTAGTGTTTTCATTTGTTTCCTTTTCGTTATAATGTTTTCATCCATAATAATAATTTTTCTATATCTTCTATTGTAGCATTATTTTTCAACCTATTTGCTTTATTAGAAATAATTTGAATATTACCTTTCACGTATCCAATGTTCGGATCAATTCTATCTATAGAGCAAGCCCAATTTATATCGTTATAAATAAAAATATGATCGTAAACAGGGCATTTTTCTGGAATTATTATGTCATCAATCTCTAAATCAAAATCAATACCTTTTTGTTTAGCTCTTGTTTTTGCCCTGTTTAATATCTTCTTTTCTAATTTTATTTTAGTCCATTGAATCTTAGATTTTTTGCAGTCCTTACAACGTGATGTATCGTATCCTAATAAACAATCAATCTTTTTACTAAAGTATTTAGCTGGTTTTTCTTTAGAACAACATTTACAAGTTAACAAAGTTTCTTCTGCGACAGTCTTTTTATAAGACATTCTACCTTTAAGGTCTATACCTTCTAACTTAAGAATCTTATATAACATGTAAGTTGTCATTGGAGGGCTGGTGATTGCACGCACATCGTTTGTAGAATCACCAGCACAATATCTCCTTATTACTTCCAGTCTTATCTGCTCATTGTTTACCACTTTATCTCACATTGATTTCCGCTACAGGCTTGACTACCCATTGTGTCTACGTCAACATAGTGTTTTTCTTTCAAATCATTGGCGAATGAAATAGGTTTCATTGTTCTGTTGATTGTACTCCATTTATGAAGGTTGTGACAGTCTTTTAAACAATTAGTCATTTCCAGAACACTACCCTTAAAATAGTTATCTGCAAACTTCTTAGCTCTACGAATCCAATCACGCTTAAGTAAATGTTCACTGTTATCTGAACTAAGCTTTTCACCCCATCCATTAGCTGTATCACATGCAACCCACAGATTACCATTAAACGCTTGTAGACCATCTACAATCAATCCAGAAGCCATCATTGAAGCATCACCGTACATATCAAGGATTTGCTGTGCTGTAAAGACCTCTGTGAATGGTGCTTGAGCGTAAGCTTTATCTCCCATTGCACTCAGAAGTGAAATACCAGCAAACCATTGTTTGTTATCAAAGATATACTGTTCAACTTCATCCCAATTGTCTACAGTAATTGTGTTACTGATATTGTGACGGAGATTTTTATCTACGCACAAATCAAGATTAGTTCCATGTTCAACCCAAAACTGTTGTGCTTTCTTTACATATTCTAGCTGCTTAACACCAAGTAATTGACTCTTGTAAATAGAACCTTCTTTACTTACCACAGGGAAACTAACAACATAATCTGTACCACCAGAAGACCATACACTATTTTCAACCATTGCTGGATTGATTTCACGAATAAGTTTCAGTACATCATCTTGTTCATTCATTTGAACGTTACGGATATACAACGGTGAATGAGCACCATGAATACCGGAATCTGTACCAAGAATAACAGAAGCATTACCAGAAGGCTTAGCACATGTTGTACGTGCAGCTACGTTGATTCCAATCATACCAGCAACTACTCGGTTCCATTTCTTAACTTCTTCAGCACCATCGATCATGTTCTGTTCGTTAAATAAAACATCAGGATTACTCATCCAACCAGTGATACTAACACCAATCAATGCTTCACGTTCGATAATCTTTCGTGATGCTTCTGATAAGTATTTAAAGTTAGTATAACCTGCTTGTAGTGTACCTAGAATAGCACTTGCTTTACACAAGATCATCAGGTCTTCTTTGGTGTTGCACTTACCGCCGTTACCTTCAGTTAAATTACATACTTGAAATCCTGACTCTGGTTCTTTCTCTGGTTCAACCCAAGTAGGCAACATACCAATTTCAACACATGGATTATAGCAGAAGTCCAGATTGTCAGTAAAGATAAAGCCCGGTTCACCCACTTGCTTAACCGACTCCATAATCTCGGCCCATTCTTCTCGTGTTACTTCATCACGTAATAGCATCACTGAGTTATTACTACGACCACGTTGAGGGTTAGTTACGTACCAATCTCCAGTCTTAGCATTCAACATTTCCTTATCAGTTTTACTGAACATACAAATAGTAGCAGACCTACGTACACCACCAGACAACACAGCATCTGACATGTGCATAACAAAGTCATAAGCTACGATAGGAGAAATCTTAACAGCTACAGACCTTGGATTGTCTTGAACTAATTTTTGTAGCAGCTTTTCACACTTACGTAAAGCATCAGCTAAACCATCAGGACCGGGAGCTTTAAATCCACCACTAATCAACGCACCTTTAGGACGGATTAAGCTGAAGTCAAAATGTACCGTTTTACCTGCGTACTCTGGAAATGTCTGACCAGATACAAAATAACTAGAAAGTAATACTCCGAAAGCATCAGCCCAACCTTCAATTGTATCAGGTACTACGAAGATTTTAGCGTGAGCAGTTGGTTTAGTAATTAACGGTAGTTTAGCGATGTGTTGTTCTTGTACAGAAAAACCAACACCACAACCACACAGTAACATGTACATAGCTTCCTGAAAGAACATTGGTCGGTCACAATGAGAGACTGAACAATTATACATTCGTGCTTCATGTTTGAATAGTTGTTCACCACCGAATTGTAATGCACGTTGAGCACCGAGTACTCGCTTGTCTTTATAGGCTTGTTCAGCAAAAGAAATTAGTGCTTCTAATTCAGGGGTTAACTTATCCTTATACTTAGTACGATGCATATTCATCACACGTTCAACAGATTCATCCCATGTTTCATACCGGTTGTCCAGATCAACCCACCGAGAGTAACCCATGTAAAACTTACTCTCGGATAGCATTTCTTTACCAATTAATTCGTTTTTATTTTCTTGCATCATTTTCCTTATTCTGTCATTCCACGTAACCTGTAAAGGTCATTTACCATTTTATTATTCAGTGATTTATCGATAGCCTCCTGTGAGGCATAACCTGAATTAATCCACTCAGGATCAGTTCTTGAATTCCCTACAAACCTACTACCTGTGATTAGATTGCCGAACCTATTCCTATGCTCTACAACCTGACGTTCTACTGATCGGTTAATATCCATTCCTAATCCATGTAGAACATCCATAAGTTCCTGCTCTGAATTATCAGCCCAAGTTTCAGTGAATTTACGATCAATTGTTTGTAATTCTGACAAACTAACCCATACCAGTGCGATAATACTGCTCATTGTTATTCTCCTTGTTCTAGTTTAAATACTTGGCTGATAGCATTTGCTACAGCTTGAGCTAACCAGATATGCTCTAGTTGAGTACCATTAGAAATACGAACATCAATATAGTGAATGAAACTACGAATAGTTCCTTGAACGTACAACCTAGACATTGTTAGTCCTTCTGGAAGTACAGCACGAGCTTGTTCTTTAGCAATACCATTGGTTACTGCCCAAGTGTATAACTCTTGCACATCACTAATTAACTTTAGTTGCTTCTCTTCCCATAATTCTAGTAGTTCTTTATCTTCTGTTTTTACACTATTCTGTCTGTTCTTTAAATCCTGTAATCGTGCTTCACGAGTAACGAACGATAAATCCTTAGTGGGATCAGCATAACGTTGACTAAACTCCTGAAATGTGAAGCTACGATGACGTAGAAGTTGTCGTGCAATATCACGAGTAGTTTCTACTTCTAGTGTAATACTAGCCATCTCGAAAGGACTATAATGTTTGTTCTTCAGGAGATATTTGATTAGTTTATCTGAAGTCTCACTGTTCATTTGATTACTTGGGTTAGACACCCGTGCGCAAAAGGCAACTAAGTCCTGAATAGTAGTAAAGTCGTTTTTAAATTCTTCTGCAGGTTGTGTGTATCCGATTAGCTTTGCTTTTGTATATGTCATAAACCTCCTTTAATTAAATCCAGAAAGAATCAAATGGTGAATTCTTATTCTTCACATGGTATTGACCATCAGTTACTTCCACTACAACAACTTGCTTATCATCGATAGTAAATTCATCACCTAGCTTACGTTCTACCTTTGGTTGAACAGTAAATACTTTTGTAGGGTCTTGTTGTGTTTTTACAACAGGTGTATTTGTTTTAGTTTCTTTTTGCATATTATTTCCTTTAAATTAACATAGGGATTAGTATTATACCACACTGAACCTAGCATTAGCTAGTCTGATTAGAGATTACATTGTAGTAGTGATTTAGTTTCTTTCGTTTACTCAAAATGTATTCTTCTTCGTTGAAATCAAAAGGATTATTAATATCAGCACGAATCTCACCAATCTCTATAAGTACAGCCGACATATCTAGCAGTTCTTTTAACATTTTAACTAGATTATCATCACCGTCTGTTTCCCTTGGGTCTTTTGATTCATAACCAAAGAGACTACATTTGATAGCAGCTTGAGCTACTTCCGAAGCTTCTTCTGCTAGTTTAATCAGTAAGTATTTCTCGTATTTCATTTAACAGGTTCCTTCAGGTCTTGTTCATTGAGTAATTCTTTTTCCAAGATAAACATTAGGTCTGTAATCGCACAAGCAAGGTGATGTGTACCTGACTCTTGATCAATCTGTTCGCCGCGCTTATATGCCCATATATGACGTTGTGCAGCAGCAAAATACCTACGTCTACCTTCTGGTACTAATCGCCAGTTATCTGGTGCATATTTCTTAGCTCCGAATGTTAGTACTTTTACAAATTCTTCTAATGCTGTTGGTGGGATAAGATCATAACGTGATTTCTCTTGATCATATTTGGCACCTTTAGTTTTATCGAAAATATTATTATTAGAAAAGTAATCGTTAACATGCATATTAATAGGCCTTTCCATTTTGTTGTAAACGGTTCTCTACTTTGTGGTCAGGTCGTATGGCGTTGTATTCTAACTTCTCAAAAATAGCGTTAGCTAAGTCAAGTTCTAATGCGCCGCTGAGGTCTAGAATCCGAATTACAGTATCTGCTAGTTCAACTTCAATCATTTTACGATGTGGTAGTTTATCATCTTGAAGATTCTTCCGTGCCCCTTCCATTGCTTCTGATACTTCAGAATGAATTAAGCAAAGTTTCTCAGCAACTAAACTCTTACCAAACCTTGTACCTTCTCGTGATTCTTTTGCTAAATCCATATTTGTTTTTAAATCAGTCCACCAACCTGCTAGACAGTTATTAAGATGTATTTCTTTTTGAAGATTTGAAATAGCAGTAATTTGTGTAGTATCCATGTGTATTCCTTTAATTAAGTTTAAGTCCCGTGACGATCTGTATAATCTGCACCTTCAGTTATCAGACGGATTATCTGTTCTTTTCTATGATTTGATGCCAGCAATTTGGCATTTTCTTCACCTAGTTTCAGTACTGAAAACAATTTTGATTCTAGTTCACCACTAGAGTTATACCACGTTGATACGTAGTACTTGTTGCCAGTTTTATTATTTGTGATATGAACGCCCGTTATTCCTGTTTTATTATTTCTATGTTTATGTCTATTCCTCATGTTATCCTCTGGGGATTTTAAGAAGAGGTTATTTTTGGTATTATTAAAAGGGTTTCCATCTAAGTGATCAACAACAAACTCTGGGTCAACACTACCATGCGCTAAAACCCAAACAATACGATGAATGTAGTAGTTATATCCATTGAATTTAACCCTCCAACCCGCCGCTCTACCATCTACTTTAAAGTTTTTAGTTCCGACTGGAATTTTTGAAATGATGTTGCCAAATTTACTTCTAATCCTTGATATGCCACTAGGACTAGATTTGTCTAATTGGAAATACTGACACCATTCTTGATTATAGTCTAAAGTACTTATCATTTCATTTATTTTCCTTTAAAAATTGCGTATAAGACTCTAGATATTGAGACAGTAGTAATTACTATTACTATAGCAGCAAAACTGAATGGTACTTCTACTAAGAACAAGATAAAAATACACAACAGTAAATACACTACAAATAAAATACTTGCAATAAGTAAAGGTGTTTCTTTAATAGTAAACGGATTATATAACTTCATTCTACCTCCAATGGATTCTCTAGTTTAAACTTAATAGCTTTGTAATACGGGAATATACCACCGTGTTGCATTTGTTTAGCTTTGCGTTTAGCATCACCTTGTCTGGAGTAAAACTGACTTACTCGCTTGTTTGTGTTGGTGTCAATAACACAAGATACTTCTTCAAACATACTTGACATATTACCTCCTTTACATCATCTGTTTTACAAATAAGAAAACCCTTCAGCCGTTAGACCGAAGGATTGTCTGTTGTTCTAATTATAACTCATTTACAAGTCCTAGACAAGTAAACTTTTACGCTTTTCTTTGGTGTTAATTGCTGTCTTACTACGATGGCGAGAACCACAATCATTACACTCATATTCTTCATATTCACAAGCAGGAGTATACACTGAATTACCTGTAGTTACAATATCTTCACTACTACACACAGGACAGATAACAGTAGTATCCTTCGTAAAGATAGCAGAATTAACTGGCAACTTTGAATGCGGAGCTAAACGATGATACACAGCGTACAATAAATCAACATCTTGAATATTGTAATCTAGCATTTCTTTTAGGCTATCTTCGTTGCCAGCTAAACATCCAATCCAAGTATTAATGCCACTATGACCAGCCTTATCACCTTCACCTAATGCTACACCAAGAGAACCTAGTCGATTGCTCTGAAAGCGCATTTGTTTAGCTAATTTCAAAGTATCAATTGTCTTTACTTTCTTCATTGGTAACATTCGGTTAATTACCATTCTACTCTTAATAACAGGTAGATCAAATCGATCAATATTGTGACCGATCATTACATCTGCGGTTTCAGCCAAAGCGTAAAGAACAGCACATAATCTGCTGTCATCACCAATTTGAGCTTCTTGAGGATTCAAAGCTAATCCCTGAGTTACTGCAGAGTGCATCCAACGCCATGAAATACTAAGAATAACTCCACCTTCACGTAGAATATTATCTTGGCTTAAATTGGCCTTAAAACGTTTAAATGTAACTGCAATATCAGGTGATGTTTCAATGTCGATGAATAAGTATTTAGCATTAGGTTTCTTACTGTATTCAACAGCAGTTCTGTTGTATGTTTCGTTAACTGAACTTTTAGATACACCTAGAATTTCAGCAATTCGTCGTGAGGACCAACCTTTGTTTTTTAGCTCAACAATTTTGGATTGAATTTTAGTTGAATGTTTCATTAAGTTTCCTTTATGGTTTTGATTAGATTGAGAATAGTAATATAACCATGCTCTCGTTTTAGTATAGCCTTACTTAGCAACTTTCTACGTTCTTTTATATTAGAACCGTGAGGTTGACCTAATTGATTTAATAACAGGTTCTGTTGCGCTACTTTCAGTTTGTTGAACTCAATAGTAACTTTCTTGATCCAACCCATGTGCCGCCATCGTCTATCCACAGGTTTATCCAAGTAGTCTGCACATTGTCTAAGGAAGTCTGACAACTTACCATTATACCAATGATTCAAGTATCTTACTTGTAAGTTTTCAAGCTTACCTAAAAGCATATTAGCATTACCATTGAGAGCACCACGTACTAACTGTTCGTCATCGTGACAATGATCTACGTGTGTTCTAGCTGCAGATAAATCTTGACCTGATATCGCGCATTTGTTCTGTTGTTCTTTTAGAAGCAATGCGCGTACTCTAGCTACGTCTTTACTGTTGTATAAGTCTTCTGTTTTAATTGCAGCCTCCTTTCATAGTTTTATCCCGTAATTATTCAAGAATTTATCTAAGTTTAACATGTCATCCTCTGTAGTCATCATCCTAGCACAACAGAAGTATAACTGCAACATCCTACGGTAGTCAGCAATATGCATAGAACCGTCCCAAGCAGTATAAGTGAACTCGGAAGGATACCACACCCTGTATTGATCAATAACCGCTTGTAGAGCTTCCTGATGCGTTTTACAGGTACTCAGTATTTTATATGCAGCTTGTTTACCAAATCTAACGTTAGCTAGTTCACAGGGTTTGTAATCGTCACTTGGGTCGCCATTTAAAAACTGGAAGCAGAACCAAATGAAACCTTCACCTTTAACTTCCTTATCTGTTTGCCATAGGCTACCAAAATCAGGTACTAATCTAACTTCTGGATTATCTTGAGTATAGTCATAAAGACTCAACCCTGAGTAAGCAGCAGAGTCTTTGTCAACAGAAATAAGAATAGGTGTGTAACCTTTACCTAAGTACTTATAACCTTGGATGATTACATCATCATCACATTCTCTGTTCTTAGCAACAATACTTGGGTAGTTCTTGTAGAGATAAGTTTTAGCTTCACGTAACCATGTTGGCCTCAGAGTCCCAATTCTAGAACCTTTGTATTTTGAAGGTAGTGGTAGATCATCCCTCAGATTAGTCAAACCCTGAATGCACATCAGCATTTCATCTGCGAATAAATCAGAATTAATCTTTTCAATCTGATTCTTCATGATCTTAATACAATGTGATAGCTCACCGGGTACTAACTTGTCAGTGAACTCGTAGTTCTCTTTTACAAATTCCATCCCTTTGTTCTTCAGTACTTCCTTGAATTCTGTTCTGGTGTTGAAGTCTTTAGTTCTACCTGATGGTAAATGCTTCACCTCTACTAATCGTTTATCTACGACTGCAGCAGCACGATATGCAATGGCATCTGAATCGTATATTGTAATAATTTTACTCAAGATATGGTTTCCAATCTTCGTGAAATAAACAATTATCTGGAGCTAGCTTAAACATAGGTGCGATTTCACCATCAGTATAACCTGCAAGTCCACAACCAATCTTAGTTACGATGTAGTCAAACTGAGGATTTTCCCAAGCTAATTTCTTGAATAACATAACTTGAAGTTCGATCAGATGTAGACTTAAAGTTTCAATATTCAAATCTTTAGTAGCAATAGCATAGCAAGCTCCAGTGTAACCCATACCACAACCGTAAGCTGCAGCAAATTCTTTATGTGCTAACTTAGCTGCACCGGCACCGTGAATTCCTGCGAGATTGCTGCCGAAAACAAATATTTGATACTTAGATAATTTAGTAACATCACCGATGTAGTAAGCGTAAAAATTCTCTTTAGTAGTTTGCATAATTTATGCTTTCATAGTTAGTAGTCATTGTACAATAAAACCCTGACCTTATTACGGATCAGGGCTTCTTTAAATTAACTACGAGCTACTGTGATAGCTGCTAAGATATCTTCAGACTTCTCGTTAAGCTTGTCAACTTCATCTTTCACAATAGCTTTTGCTACTGCAGTGAGAATCGTTGGGTCAAAACCCGCTTCTTTTATTGAGTCTTTAATTTCTTTTACTTCTTCAGAAATAGAATCAATGTGAGTAAAATGCTTGACTAATTGTGCGATGTAATCTTTTTGACTTGACATGTATTACTCCTTATTTACCTGAACGAACTGCAGCGGTGAAGAACGCAGATAACCAGAATGTGGATAACCATGTCCACACATTAATTGCGATTGTAAGGCCGAACAGTGTGTTCAATGCTAGGATAGTAATAACCGGACCTAGACCGATTAACGCAATGATTAGTAGAACAACAGCAACAATTCCGATTGATTCTGTTAGTTTTGACATTTGTATATTCCTTTATAGAGTAAGTGAAGATTGAAATACGACTCCGAAGGATCGTAGTCTTGAATTGTAGCAGATTTCTTTCTGTTTTCTGCATTTATTTTACGATGTTCTTTACCGTGACATTCTGTGCATAACCACATTACGTCTAACCAATGTTCTTCTAGATATGACCAATGGTGACCTTCGATTTCACAATCAGTTTTACCACAGGCAGAGCAGATAGTTGGACGAATAAGTTTACCGTCACGTAGTGCATTAGAAAGTTTACATTGAGCTTTTCGTTTGATCTTGTTTTTAAGTGCCCACTCAGATTTACTTCTATCTACTTTGGCTTTAAATTCTGGATCAGTTGCATACTTTAATTTAGTCTTAGCTGAAAATTTACTAGAACGCTCAGAACCCGGATAACTTCGGTTTCTATCGTATTCATTATAATAATCAACTTTATCTAATCTGTTTAGAATAACATCTTTCTTGTTGCATTCCTTGCACTTATTAACGTGACCATCAGCCATCTTAGAATGTTTATAAAATGCAGAGAGGGGTTTAATCTCTCCGCACTTAAAGCACTTTTTATGCTTTTCTTCCATTGTTAGAAGGGTAGACTTTCATCTTCGTCTTCAGCTTCCTGTTGCTTAGGTTTAGCCTTGACTACAGGTTTGGCGGTCTTCGCTTTCGCGGGTACGCTAACAGTACCACCATCACCATCTGATGCGGAATCATCACCGAATTCGGAACCAGCTTCATAGTCAGATTCAGTTGGTACGTATTCAATCATCTGTGTAACCAGTAGATTCTTTAAGAACAAAGATGCACCACCAGTAGTGCGATCAAAACGGTCAATACTGACAGTACCATATGAACCATTTGCTGGTCGCTTAGTATGTGTCACATCCACCATTGTGTTCTTTACCTTCTCAAAAACCTTTGGCTCGAATTTAGACGGAACGGGCTTTCCCGTTTTCCCTAATTCCGTGCTTTTGCGTAGAGTGAACACCCACACATTTTTCTGTGCATCTTCTGGTGGAGCACATTTATAGGTCTTTTCAAAGTCTACAGTTTTGACCTTTTTCATACTCAATAGAGTATCCAAAGACTTACCATAAGCCTCTAGTTCATCTACCATGTCTTCATCGGTTAGTACAATACCGCATTTCCACTCTGAAGGTTTTTTTGGTGCTCCGGGTTTTACATAAGCTGGGACTGCTTCATCCATCTGACAGAATACAATCATTCCGCTGACCTTATCGAACTCTTTAATTGTGTTTGACATTTTATTTCCTTTATAGATAATTAATAAACAATATTCATCTCAATTATTGTTGTAGAGATTAACCAACAAATTTGGTGGGTCCAGAGGGAATCGAACCCCCATGATATACGGTGTAGAAGACCGTTGGCTTATCCGTTAGCCCATGGACCCAATGTTCTGGTATGACTTCTGCGGATCGAACGCAGGACCAAGAAATTATGAGTTTCCTGCTCTACCACTGAGCTAAAGTCATCTGCGTATTATACCATATATTTACGCACTTTCTGGCATATCAACTCCATTTATTCTGAAGTATTCAATATCAGCTTTAACATTCTTAATACCTACGCTGTAATCAATATTAACTACTTGATCAGCCTTACCATTAACATACCGTGTAGCGATATCACCTTGGATTAATACTAAGTTAGGAGAACATTCAAGCGAACTTTGTTTCATTGATCTACCTTAAAATACTGAGTAACCATTGCTTCCTTTGGCGTTACAAAGAAAAACTCAGTGAATTCACTTCCGTTGTACGATTGATACCAACCGCTGAACTTAACGAATACTTCATCTGTACCACTGGTAAACTTATAAACAGACCAGTAATCTTCGCCTTCACCTTCACCACCGTGGTTATCCATATGTTCAAAACTGATCTTATTTTCAGCTAGTTCATCACGGAAAGCAGTGAATTCTTCACTATCGTAATCACTGTTATATTCATCACTCATTTCTGACCAAAAGAAATTATTGATAATACTACTGTCAGCTTCCGCAAGAATTACAGCTACTAGTTGTTTTAGAGTTTGTGTCGTCATAATATATTTACCTTTCATTGTTGTTTAACATGTGCTAATTATAGCAGAGTTTTATTTAACTTTTCTTAATCTCACCGTTATATTTTATTTCAGCTTCACGCCTTGCTTTGATTGCGTCTTCCAACGAGTCACCATAATACAACAGCATGCTTTCACCGTTATGATTAAAGTGAGACTCGTATTTTAAACGATCTTTGCGAAATCTAACTCCAGCTACTCCTGTTTTATTCCTTTTATTTAACTTTTGATCATAAGACTGAGTGTAATTGTCAGCCCATTCACAAGTCTCTTTACTATAAATCAAGGCACTGTTCACTCTATTCAATGTGTGATTTAATGGTCGCTCTCCCATATCTTCCACGAAATTTTCAAAGCTGCCACCTTTTGAAGGATTCCATCTATCAATTACAGTTATTCCAACTGCTCCATACTTATAATAATTAGTATTTTTTGGATTATAACATCGTTGCAGCATATTATTATAACTGTAATAAGTCGGAGTTTTATGCATATTATGTTTAATCTTTAAGCAACCACAAGATTTAGTAGCTTGTTTTCTTAACCTACTACCTTGAACTCTGATTGTTTTACCACAATCACATAAACATTCCCAATAGATACCCTCTGAATGTTTAATCACCGTTAGTCTACCGACTCTATTACCTGTTATATCTATAAATTTTCTTCCCATTAAATTCTCTCTAACTTATTTTTAACATCTTTGAATTTGTTTTCATCAAACATACTCATTACTTCAGGGTAGTGGTCTATTGCAAAACTACGGAACCAACCCTTACACAAAGTAGTACAGACTTTATTCAGAGCTTTATTATAAGCTAGTTTCGCAGGATATTTCCAATCCTTTGGAACCATGAATCTTTCTGTACTGATCACATAAGTTTCTTCAGCTACACACTGCAGTTGTTCTACGTGCGTTAAACCATGCCATAACTCTTTGCTACACCAAGCTTTAGTACTATCCGTTTGAAGCCTAGTATACATCGGTTGTTCTTGATACGCGAATAACGAATGCAACCAGTCGTGCGAGTATTTTTTCACAACAGCGTCATCGAAAAAGTCCTCAACAGTTTGATTCAGGTTTGGACCTTGTTGTGGAAATCTTTCCATAGTTAACGCAGTACGTTGTTCTAGGATTATTCTGTCCTTTTCCCACAGGTTTTCTTTAAGAACTGCAGCTAAATATTTATGGTAATGTGTCACATGTTTAGAGAATCCAAGATCACGCCACAGATGACTACGTTTAACAATAGCTAATCCTAACAGATTAACTACGTGTACAACCTTACCATTAAACTCAATGGTGTGTTCTGGTGATGTATATTTAGCTAACTTGTAGTTACACAGAAACAACCAAGGATGATGTTCTGCACCTTCAATCGGCTCTTTACTGATGATATCAAAATCAGTATTAGGCTTGACTAAACCAGCGTTAAGCCAGTAGTCTAACGCACGAGAACCAATCAACATATACTGAACATTATCCAATGTATTCTCCATCATCAAATTCCTTATAAATAGTATTCTGTGTTTCTAAAGCGATAATTCTACAGCAATATACTTCCTTATCTAGAACTTCAGAAGTAATAACATGCTTAGTGTTGCTTACATTCTCAGAATCAGGATGATCAATAGGTAAAAGCATTGCACGATTACCTAGAATAGCAACACCTGCTTTACGGCTGAATTGTACTACACGTTTGTTCATTAATTACTCCTTAATTGAAAGTCTGTTATACTTGCGTTGTAACAGACTTTCCTTGAAAAACGAATCCAAAAAGGTTCGGATTCTCTGTTTAGACTACATGAGTGTAAGTTTCACCATCACGGATACGACGGATAGTACGTGAGCTAACATCATATGCTACTGCGATTTGAGCGCAAGTATACTCAGGGTCTTTTAGGAAAATCTTAATTTCCTTTACTTGATGATCCGTAAGTTTATTTTGACCAACAGTACTGGTTTCAGTATCTGTATTTTCTAGATAATTAGGCCATCCACCATCATCTTCCTCGTCAAAATCACTATCATAAGCATCCACGTATGAATCCTGAATCATAGCACTAGGTAGATTACACTCGTTCAACTCGATTTCATCTACAACTTCATACTTACATGTACGACCTTTACTGTTGTTGTAATCAGCAGGAATCGCTACAACATCCTTTGGATTAATCTTCAGTACAACAATACGTGCTCCACTAAATGACTTCAGGTAATCATATGAACAGAAATGCAAACCATAGGAACATGTGTTGTTCTTATCTTCATCAACCATGTTACGGGGCATTTCCAATACTTTACCTACACTGTTCTCCAGACTACCAGAATACACATCCATATAATCATCACGAACACGCTTATAAGCCAGGAAGCAGCCATCTGGAGTAATAGGTAGGGTGCAAGCCTCAAGGAACCCAAACAACTCGTCTACTGCCCGTTTAGAGGGATTAGACATCAAGTTCTCAAGGAATAGTACCATTGGTTTCACATCCAGTTCCAGACGTAGCATTTCAAAGATACGTGAGCTAATCAAACCTTGTACTTCACGGTCCATGTAAAAAATCTTGTTGTTTTCGATACGCACTTTATCTGAAGATTTTGATAGCATATTAGTGATAGCTTTCTTTACTTCCAACGCTTGCTTAAGTGCAGGAACATTACCTACTTTAATAGCACTAAGAACAAGATCATACGTGTGTGCTTGCTTGTTGATTGTGTAGGACTTACCTTCTAGGTAAACGGTTAGAGAATCTGAACCGAGGATGTAATTGATTAAGTTCATATATTTCCTTTATAAATTAGTGTTTCTGAAGATAGGATTGTACAGCATTTAAGTACACAATTAAGTGCTGATCCGAAATTTCTTTTCCATGATAAGTATTTCCTAGTGTATTTACAACAGCGTACTTGTTTAGTATGTTTTTTACAACACTTACAGCTTTCTCAGATTTCTTACGGACAACAGAGTTAGCTGAAGGATGATGATTAATAAACCTGTTCATGATAGTAGAGTGTTGTTTATCATTAAACTTTTGAGAATCTATTGTTTTGAACAAACGAGTAATCTCATTATCAGGACAATTTTTCATAATTAGTTCTTTCTTGTTCTTCAAGCTATATGGAATAGAGCTAGAAACAGTATCGACGATGAACTTACGGTTGATCTTCTGCTTTACTTCTTCCGTACCTAACTCTTGTTTCTTATCTGCAATGTACTTAGACAGCGGGATAAACAAAGAATTCTTTTCTAGTTTCTCAACAGCAGATTGACGTACAGCAATCACAGGTAGAACCTTAGTTAAATTACTTAAATCCTGTAGATCACCAATAAGAGCAAGGTTACACAGAGGGTTCAAGTGCTCAACTGCAAAGTAAACTGTTTGTTCTTTAATATCAGAAAAATCTTTAAATTCTTTCAAGTAATTACGAACTTCGTCATAACGAATAAGACCATGATGTGCATAATACTTAGGAATCTTCGATTGACTCTTTTGCTTTTCACGCACAGAAACAGGCAGAATAACATCTGACATATTAACCATGTTATCAAATCCACCGAGGAACTTCTGTAGTTCTTCTTGCTTTGTTTTGTTGTAAACTTTATCAAAGAATTCTACAACATAAATAGAACTGACTTTAGGATTAGTCGCAAAGAAATGTTGAATCTTCTTTGCAGACAACGTAGACTTATCCTTGAACATAATAACTTGGTTGTTCTCTGCCGATGGAATAAACTTATAAGCCATGTGCTTCAATGAAGCTTTAACTCGTGCACCTTGAAATCGACCAACCAAAGTAACAATACCACTACCTTGATTATTTACAACAAGATGTTTTTGTAGATTAAACAACCAACGAACAGAATCAGATTCAGCGTTAGGTACTTTCAACGTAGTAACAAACGAACGTGCAATTGGATTAGCGTTCAAATAAGCCAAACGTTGATAGTCTGTAGTAAATTCCTTGGTCATCTTTTCTTCGATAACATCAGCAATCTGTTTCTTTGCTTCTGTGATTTTATTGCAGATGTTCTTAACAGTAGTCGCAGTATATTCCACACCTTCACGAGAAGCAGTAACACCGATTTCACCGATGTTGAACTTCAGGATAGTTTTCTGGCTTGACAACATATGCAACAGTTGATAGCTCTCTGCGCTGATCTTACCAGACAACTGGTTCATGTCCAGAGTATAACCAACATTACCTTGTAGTGCAACACGAGTACCAGTTCCATAACCAACATAGTTTTGCACAGAAATAGCAGAAGTATCAAACAACGCTTCGGTGGTTTGTTGTGTAAAAACATCACCAGAACTATTCAACAACTGAGGCTTAACCTTGAAGTACTGTAGTTGATTCTTCACTTCACTTGCGAACTTAGAATAGTCTTCACGCTTGACTGAAAGTTTAATCTCGACGCCATTACCTTCAGTAGTTTCTTCAGAGAACATTTCAACGATATTAGGAATACCTTGTTCGTTAATGAACGCATTGTAGATTGTGCGCTGACCGTGCTTAACTGACGTAACTGTAAATTGATCTGTGTAGCTAAACGGAGTCTTAGCACCAAGTCCAAACGCACCAATGGTATCATTGGATTGTTCTTTAGTAGACTGGAAGTATACCGTGAATACACTAGCGATATCTTCTGGTGATAGACCTACGCCTTGATCTTGTACAGAGAACCAAGGATTAAAGGCATCCGGCAGATGAATAATAAAAGGAACATCTTGTTTACCAGCCATAACGTGAGCATCATGTGCGTTACATGATAGTTCACGAACAATGCTACCAATTTTATTGGCGTAAAGCGTGTCAGACAACACACGAAAGGCTTTGGAATTAAGAGCAATACTGAAATTACTATGTGTACCACCACCATTGACTTCTACTGGTGTTACTTTCTGTTCTAGTTTCAAGATAAATTCCTCATGTTTGTTAAGATGGGTTTATTGTACTAGATTTTTCTCTAGTTCATCGAACTCGTATAAAAATTTTTCAAGTAATTCAATTGGATAGCATTCTGTGTATCCATCTTGAGTATGATACTCTTTCATTCTGTCAGGATTTAATCTGTAAATAAAATACTTAGAATGAAGTTTTTGTTCAATCTGGATTGCTTCTCGACCTGTTTTAAATACAAAAGACTTTATCTTTATCAACTCTGAATTGTATAGTTTGTAACTTTTAATCCTAATTGATAAATTTCGAGAATAACCTAATTTTAACCACTCAAATTGTTGAGTTTTTATCTTCAATAAATAAAGCTCACTAGGTAAATCAAAATAACTAGAATTACAAGTCCTGCAAATCCATTCGTTAGTTCTTACAGCGTTGATAAATATTTGTTGTGTATGTCCACATGGTAATTTGTATTCATATAGTTTACTTTTAACTCTTGATATGAGTTCTAAACCAGCATCTGTTGCTTCTTTAGTTATTTTTGAATTAAAACACTCAGCACACCTTAAAGATCCGTTTCTGATATTAACAGGAAAAGCATTTGTAATATGTCCACAACTAAGTATTTTATACTTTCTATAAGAATTTGGTAAATCTTCATCTGCAGCACCTAAATACTCAAATCCATTTAATTCGGCTTCTCTTATATACTTTTCTTTACAACGTTCTAAATCACGCTTCATAAATCTTTTAGTAAAACAGGATCGAAATTATTCAAGATAAACACACGTTCTGGCATCTTCAGTTTACTGGTTTTAGCCAAAGTCTTACGCTTGTCTTCTTCGGACTTTTCTGTGTAGTAAACTTTGCTATATAACTCATCATAGTCAGCATACAGGAATTTATACGCTAAACCAGTACTAGGTTCAATCCTGTTCTCGTAATTACCATAAGATGATTCTAACTTATGTGCTTTGATTTCATCTTCAGATACTTCACGTACTTGATAAATACCTAAACAAGCAGATCGACCTGCAGTTAAAGCATATGCAATATAATCATTTACTTGAATTTCACGACCTAACATATCTTTCATAATCTATATGCCCTTTCAACAGCATCTGTAATAGCTGATTGTATTTCTGTAATCGATTTTAACTTAGTTTTAAAACCGCCAGTTGTACAATTACAGTTATTACAAGTGTAATAGTGTTTAGTCCAACTTTCCATGTGTTTGCCGTACTCATCTTCTTCATATGAAGAATCCACGGTAATATCTGATTCGTTATGTGTGCATTCTAACTTGAATTCACGAACAAGTAAGTCTCGTACTAACTGATTTTTAATATCAATTTCATCTATACGATTTAATTCTTCGATGTAATCTTGCTTATCCATTTTGTTCAACCTCGCCAAACATTACAGAGTTCCAACCACCGGAAATCTCATAGAAGTACACAGACGTACTAGACGAATGAACGTCAGCATGTTTTACTGTGTATTCCTGACCCTTAACAAATCCTGCTTTACGTGCGTATTCACGTTCAATAGGATATCCGTTTTCAGCAAGGTAAACTACTTTAGTTCCACGAGGGACTATATTTGGCATAATATTCATTAGTTATTCTCCTTCTTAATTACTTCTTGTTTAAGATAAATTAACCACTCAGGTATAACCCAAGGCTTCGACTCCGTTGGAGCCGCATCCCAACCATCTTCGGTCAGTACCGCGTGGATTTCTTCAAGAGTTTCAATGTCTTGTAGGGTTATACTGGTGAGTAGCATTTTCAGTTCCTTTTGATTACGAGTTTGTTAGCTTCAGCAATGTAGTAATTATAGTCGATATCCCACGTAAAATCTTCAATGTTGTTGCAAGTTTTTACATTCCATTGAGTGTCGATACCTAACTCACGATCTTCTACACTATCTTTACCTTCTAACGGTGGCATGATCTTGATCAATTTACCACCATTTACAGAAGGATAATACCTACAAATATTTTGTTGTTTAATCTCAGTACCATCTTCCATTCGCATCACTAACTTAGAACTACGAGGTACTTTAGTACGTAACATAAAATCGAACTTCTCCTTATGACCACGAATAAATTCCTCAACATCATTACCGTGAATCATAGCAGCTTCAGCAGCCATTGGAATGACCAAACCACCTTGGTTCTGATGCCAACCTAAACCTTCATATTGGTACGCACCTTTGCGCTTAGTCTTACCGTTGGTATACACAGCAATATAGTTGTTTACATCACGGATATACATCTTGGAATAATCCACAAATTCTAACTGCAATCCAACATCTTTTTCCCATTGCTTACAAACATCAGTATACTCCTGTTCAGTATCACGCAACATAGCTACTGTAACACCGTCTGTATTCAACTGTACTAACTTCAATCCATTGATCTGTAACAACCTGTCAACCAACATCAACAATGACAATTGACCGTTGATCGTAATCTGCATTGTGAACTTAGGATCATAGAACACAGAGTATTTATCATTGGACTTTCCGTATGTCCCGTTCAAAGCTAGTTTCAACATGGCATTTTCTGGTGTACTCTTGTCATAGGACTTACGCTGAATATACAAACCTTCGTAGATATCACAGAACGATTCTCCTAAGTGTTCAGGATAGATTCTGTTCGAAATAGCCAAGTTAGGATACATTGAAGCCACATCTGCATCACGCAGTAAATAACGCTTCGTTTCTGTGACTACATTTTCCGAT